TTTAACTCTGCTTTGCAACAGACTACGCTTGCAACAGCCATCACAGGCACAGGCGCACAGGCATTTACATTAGCCACAGCGATTGGACCAACAACCAACGGCGCTATCAACGCCAACCAAGCGATTGGTTCTTTCCTGTTGGTTAACAGCACAACGATTGAGCGTATTCACTTTTTAACCCGTACTGGCGCAGTCGTTAACGCAGCCTCACAATTAAGGGGTCAGTACGGCACTACAGCCCAAGCAAGTTTCCCAATTGGAACATTAGTCTATTGGATTCCCTCGCCCAATAACACAATCAATAACGCTGGCTTTAGCTGTAACCCATCTGGCACGATTGACATACAAACTTGCAGTACAGGTATGCGGTTTAGAAATGATTTTCAAAACTACGCTGATTTAACACTTAAAGACTTTGGTTGTTTTGGAACACTCATCGGTAACTCTGCTGGAACGTATGATTTAGATACATTGAGTCTATTAGGCATTAACTGGCAAGCCCCTACATCAGTTAACGCTACAGTTACATTTAGTTCTATGCTTGGAAGCGGCAGTATTTCAAGTATTCATGCTAATTCTAATTATTCTGGCAACATACTCGGAACAAATTATAACCTTTCCAACATCCAAAACGCTCAAGTAATCAGTAATTTACGCTCTAGGCAATGGGGTCGAAACGGCGCAGCCACTACAGGAGCATTTCGTAGCTTTGCATTTACTACTATTAAATCTGCTACTCCAGTAGACGGGCTTTACATGGCTGGTGGCGGGTTTGTTATGGCTGCTACTACCAACATTGATGTAAAAAACATTTTTATTGCATCTTTACCTAACGGCAATAGCACCAGCTCTACTGATGGCAGTACATTCCCAACAATAACCAGTACAGTCAATAGTACATTCAGAGGTATACAAGTCTGGGGTGGAGGTATTGTCCCAAGAGGACCTTTAATTAGCATTGACTCATCGTGCGAAAGCGTTGTGTGTCATAACAAGGGATACTCAGCAATTGCGGGTTCATTACAAGTCCCATCCATTGTTACAGACGCTGGGTTAAATAGCATCATCGCATTTATATCTGTTACAAACCCTCGTGTACAAACAGCAGCTCAAACTTATTTGACTGGTAACTCTATCAATAATAGCGGTGGATTGTTTCGTATGTTGCTGATTGATTCAGTTACAGCAACTACGGCGGGTACTGGTGGTGCATCAAAATCTGGCGTAGAAATGGATATGGTTGCTGGCCCGCATCGAATATTCCAGACACTAACAACAGCTGCGGTAATTCCAAACTTGGTCGATGTGCAGCCTATTATTGTGATGTCAAACACAGCCAAGAGTGTTGGCTCGGTTTATGTTGGCGGCTTTTCAGCACAAAGTTCGTTTGATATGTACACCTTTGGCGGTGGCGCACTGCTAGACAACTTGGGTCGTATCTACTACCCTGCCATTGGTGATTCGGTCATCGTCAAGTCGGTGTTTGCGTTGAAAGGCATTACAAACTTTACTGGCACAGCGTTTGACTTTAACTATAACTTAGGCTCTGGAACAAACCCAATCCCCGCAGGAACGACTGTCGAATTTAGAATGACAAATTGGGGTACTGCAAACACGGGCGCATGGACAGCGTTTGTTGATAACTCTAGCCTTGAAACGGCAAGGGCTGCGCTGACAGGATACAGCTCGTTGGTTGGTTTGGACTTGCAGCTACGCATTACTGGCACGACTGCGGTATCTGGTCGCTATGTGATGAGCATGAAGCTGCCTGTCACGATTGATGCAGCCTATGACCCCGCCGTGTATAGAACAGAACTTGGATTTAGCGGCGCACAAACTGGTACTTTAATTGCTGGTTATCTTAACGCAGACCCGAACAATCCATCATTGCAAAGTAACGCAACTCTTACAAGCGATACTGGATCTGTACCGATGCCGTATGACTACGATGCTGTTCCAGTAGATTATCGCTTAGTTGCTAGAAAAGCGGGATGGACATTTAGTAACTTAACAGGTACTTACCTTAAAACAGCCATTAGCATCCCAATCACGCAAAATGAAGTGCTTGATGTCAACAGCGATCCTTTGTATATCTCAGGCGTAACAGGCGTTGCGGTTGACCACGTTGCTCAAACTATTACTGTAAGCGAAAGTCGTTCAGCCGCACAGATTTGGTCAGCAGTACAGGATAACCTTTGCTTGTTAGAAAACTTAACCAAAGCTGATCCATTTACTACAACCAACGGTACAGTTTTTGACAGTAGTTATACACTCGTTGTCACAGGTGGTATTACAGAGGGTAACATTGATTCAAATGTAACTTTAAGCGGTACACTCTCGAGCGGTGTAAACATTGTCGGTAACATCGCACAAGCTACACCAACTAATTTAACTGGTGTTTCTGTTGTTGGTAATTTGACATACAACACAGCTTCATCACCTACGGTAACTTTAACAAATACAAACATTAGTGGAACAGTTAGCAACGCAGGTGCAGGTACAGTCACCATCAGCACAAGCGGTAGCACTATCGGAACAGTCGGAACTAGAGTTGTTACTCGACCTGTTACAGCCTTAACGCTAAATGGATTAACCGCTGGTTCACAAGTTTATATCGCTAACGGATCTGGTACACAGGTTGCTTATGTGGCATCTTCAAATACAAGTTACACACTAGCCACAACAGGTCAAACAGGTACATGGACTTGGAAGGTGGCTCGCTATGGTTACACAGCGCAGACTGGTACACATTCTCCAGCCGTTGCTAGTACAACAACTACAGTCACTTTAGTAGCAGACGCATTTATCACTCAGGCAACCAAAGCTACAGTAGCGGCCTATGAGTTCTTGCCTGATATGGATAAGCTGTACGATTATGCAGCCTATTACGAAACACTAGAGATTGGTATTCCTTACGCACGAATCATCACCAAGGCTGGTACCAACGCTTCTGCTGGTTCGTATCCAGTCACGCTCAACGACACGGGCGATGTATGGATTTTTGATGGCTCGTCACTATCAATCTGGTGTGGAGACAGACTAAGTGCTGGAACTACAATTACAGGCGCATTGTTTAGCTCAGGTTCTGTAACAATACTACCGTCTAACTTTGGTAATACAGCTATTACAGCTAATGTGATACAGCCTATTCCATTGGACTTGTCTGGTATGGTTATCACAGGTAACTTGACTTATGACGATAGCGCTCCATACGCCTATACTGTAACGATAACCGATAGCACGATTACAGGCACGATTAGTAATGCTGGGACAGCAGAGGTTAAAGTAATCAAAGCTGGCACTTCACCGTTCTTTACGGCTGGCTCAAGGGTATCTGTCGTTGCTATTGCAACTCTGCGAACACCCGACAACCTTGCTTTATCTACTTATGTTGTTAGAGTTGGTGGTGGTGCTACAGACTTTGGTTGGGTCGTGCAGAATACGGCTAGAACTTTAGAGGTTAGAGCAGGAGACACATTTGCTGTCTATGCCGTAGCTTACGGTTATCAGCGTACTTTGTATTATCCAACAGCCTCAGACCTAAACTCATTTACTACATCTCTTATTCCAGAAACTAATGTGGATACAACGTTACCTACAAACAATAGAGATTACATTGCAACACAGATAAGTACAGCTCTTGTTGGTCAAGAACTTGCAGTATCAGTAGGAGCAGATTTGCGAGCCTATTCCCCAGCGGATGTGCTTAATGGATTGCATTACTACACAGTCGTGTATGGCGAATTACCAGCACAGGTTTCAATCTTTGCTGGAAGTACTGCAGGTTTTACTATCATACAGGGTGGTATTTTAATTACATCCCCTGTGTTCTACGCCAAAGTAAATGATTCAATAACTAGTACGTCAGTACTAGGTGTATTAATTCCGCTATATTTCCAAGTAGCCGCTTCTGTTTATGTCCTTAATCCGGCGTATACACCAGTAAAGAAAAACAGTTCAGGTATTGTTTTGCAGACAGCACCTTGGACTCAGCAAACTGCGGTGATTAGTGAAACAGACAAGACTAGTATACGAGCTGGTCTTGCTCTACAAGCAAATGTTTTAGCTATTCCAACGAATACTCTTTTAACTACTGATGTTCGTTTGAATAGATTGGATGCCAATGTTTCAAGTCGTCTAGCAACAACTGGATACACTGCACCAGATAATGCAAATATTGCTTTAATTAAGGTATCGGTAGATGCGTTACCAACCGCAAATACTATCCGCACTGGTTTGGCTTTAGAGGCTACCTTGAATACTAAAGCATCACAAACAAGTGTTGATGCGATACCAACCTCAATTAGCCAATCCGACAAGGTATCTATCGGTAAAGCTACTTGGGATACTGCTAGAACAGATATAACTGTAGCCAATAGTATAGGATCGTTAGTTAAATCTACAGCTAATACTGTTGGTTTAATACCAGGGCTGTTCTAAATAATAAATAAATAAAGCTAAGTATTGTAATAACTAATTGAATTGGAGACTTATAAAATGACAGAAAGAAATATTATTGATTTTGCACAAGATAACGATGGTGTAGAATTTAGGAATGCTTTATATTCCTCTATACACGATAAAGTAACCGCACATATTGATGCCAAAAAACAAGAGATTGCACAAAACCTATTTGCACAATCTGAACAACCACAGGATACTGACGGTGAAAACTCTTAAAGAAATTCGTTCTTTGTGTGAAAAAACTGAGTCAAAAGATTCAATGGATCCTCCGGCCGTTTTAATTATGAAAAGGAAATCGGTTAGAATGTTTCCCAATAACCAAAGAGTTGCATTATATTATGTGGATAAAATAAACAAATATGTTACAGTACCTTATACGGCCATGCAATGGTCATCAACCGGTAGTATGGACGAAGAAATAGAAACCGAACAGGAATAAAAAATGGCAACGTCAAACAGCACACAAATTTTAGTTGATACAAATAAACGCACCGTAATTAAACGAGTTGGTATTTTTGATGCCGCCGGTGGTAATGAAAACTTAACAGTTATTATTGACCCCCGAACATTGTCTGGTGCGTTAAATGCTAATAACTTACCATATCAGACCGGCAACACAACCGCTCCTGGTTTTGCTAATTCAGCATTTACAATTTCTCGTGTTGTTTATAATGTTGATGCAGAAGTTGGTCACGTACAGTTAAAATGGCAAGGCACTACAAGTGATGCCACAATTTATGCATTAGGTGTTGGTACTGGTGATACAAACCCACAATATCAAATGCCTGCAATACCAAATAACGCTGTTGGTCCTACAGGTAATGTAACCATTGTAACCGCTGGTACAACTGGTAATGCTGCCTACACATTAATTATTGAGTTACACAAGAACAATCAATTCTATAGTTCTGGTCAGTTTACTGATCCTGCTGCGTTTAACTATCCTCCATATGGTGTAACTCCACGATAATGAGAGATTTTATAGATTGCCTCTTTTATGGTGACCTAGCAGAGGCAAAAGAAGCTCTTGTAGATAGAATAGAAGAACTAATTGCTGAGAAGTTGGAACAAGTAGAAGTAGAAATCGTGGACGAATTAGATGAAGGTAATATCCAAAAAATGGGTAGAACAAAACTAATTCGTGTAAGATTCCGTAAGGGTAAAATCCAACGGAGAGTTAAGAAGTCGGCCGTACCAGGTTTTACAATTCGTGGTGGTAAACTCACCAGAATGATGCCACAAGAACGCAGAAATCGTAAGATGGCTGCAAGACGGTCGAAGTTTAAGAGAAGAAGTAAATTAAGACAATCTTTAAGAAAAAGACAAATTTCTTTAAGAAAACGAAAGGCAATGGGACTATAATGAAGTTAATTACAGAAGTCACCGAATCACTACAATATCTTGCTGAAGAAAAAGACGGCAAGAAAACTTTGTTCATCGAAGGTCCGTTTCTGCAAGCAGAAGTGGTAAACCGCAATGGTCGTAAGTATCTAAGAGAAACTATGGCCAAAGAAGTGCAAAGATACACAGAACAATATATTAATAAAAACCGTGCCTTTGGTGAGCTGGGACATCCAGACACCCCATCTATCAATCTAGACAGAGTTTCACATATGGTTGTGGGTCTCCGTCAAGAAGGTAATGATTGGATAGGCAAAGCAAAAATTCTTGACACACCTATGGGTAACATAGTTAAGAGTCTTATCGAAGGTGGCGCACAAATTGGTGTGTCCTCCCGTGGTATGGGTTCTCTTAAATCTGTTAACGGTATAAACATAGTTCAAGATGATTTTCATCTGGCCACAGCGGCGGATATTGTAGCAGACCCTTCTGCTCCAAATGCTTTCGTACAAGGTATCATGGAAGGCAAAGAATGGGTGATGGTAAACGGTGTATGGACTGAACAACAATATACTCAGGCAAAGAAGATGATTCAAGAAGCTTCTAAGGCTGACATAGAGAAAGTAAGTCTACGCATTTGGGAATCACTCGTCAAAAAACTTTAATTATAAATATCCAATATAAATCAAGGAGATTTTCAAAATGGGAAAATTTAATCTGTCCGAAGCCGCTAAAGATATTTTACAGGGAACTGTAAATAGCAAAAAAAGTGGTCAAGATAAACCAGCCAAATTATCTGGCGATGTAGCATATGGCACCAGTGAAGTAGATGTTGGTCACACACCACTCAAAACAACTGACGCTAATCCTGACTACACAAAAGGTGCACCAACAGCAACAGCACCAGGCGCAACACCTCCTGTAGGTTCTGAGCCAATGAAGAAGTTGTCTGCCCAGCCAGCACAATCCGGCACAGTAGAACAACCAGAAGGCAAGACTGGCAAAAACCAAATGCCTTTAAACAAAGGTTCTGTTGGTGTTCAAACTTACGAAGAAGCTGAATCTGAAGGTGATGTATTTGCCGAAGAAAAAGACGAAGGTCATGAAGATGAAGCTGAAGATAAAAAAATGATCAAAAAAATGATGAACAAGGAAAAAATGAAAGAAGATTTAGATGCCCTTTTAGGTGGCGAGAACCTTTCGGAAGAATTTGTTCAGAAGGCTTCGACAATTTTTGAAGCTGCTGTTATTGCTCGTGCAGAAGAAGTTATTGCCGAAGCCGAAACAGAATTGATGGAACAATTTGAAGCTGCCATTGAAGAAGTTAAAGAAGATTTGGCTGCCAAGGTTGATGACTACCTCAACTATATGGTTGAAGAATGGGTCAAAGACAATGAAATCGCAATCGAAAAAGGACTCCGTTCCGAAATCGTTGAAGATTTTATCACAGGTTTAAAAGGTTTGTTTGAAGAGCATTACATTGACATTCCTGCCGAAAAGGTAGATGTCGTTGAAGGTTTGACAACTAAGGTTGAAGAACTAGAAGATGCTTTGAATGAACAGATCAAAGCGGCTGTTGAGATGAAGAAGGAACTCAGCGAGTCCAAAAAAGTTGAGGCTATCTACGCAGCGTGTGAAGGCCTTACGCAGACTCAGGTAGAAAAAATGAAGTCACTCGCAGAGGGTGTGGAATTTACTACTGAAGAAGAATTTGGTACTAAACTTACAACTTTGAAAGAAAGTTATTTCAAGGCTGATGTTAAGGTTGCCAATTTATCTGCTTTAGACGAAGTGTTGGTAGAAGAAGAAAAGAAAGAAAAAATCCTTTCTGATGATCCTTCAATTAACATTTATGCAAAAACTATTTCACAAACGATGAAGTAATATACAAACATAAGGAAAATAACCATGTATATGACAGAAGAACTACAAAAGAAATGGCAGCCTGTTCTGGAGCATCCAGAGCTTGAGTCCATTCGTGACCCATACAAGAAAGCTGTAACAGCACTTGTTTTGGAAAATCAACAACAAGCTATGCGTCAAGATCGTATTGCTTTGAACGAAGCTGATCCAGGTCCTACAAACGTAACTGGTGGTGTTCAAAACTTTGACCCAATCTTGATTTCTTTGGTACGCCGTGCGCTTCCAAATCTTATCGCTTATGACGTTGCTGGCGTTCAGCCAATGACAGGTCCTACCGGTTTGATCTTTGCAATGCGTGCTAAGTATGTTAACCAAGCTGGAGAAGAGGCATTCTTTAACGAAGCCAACACAATGTTCTCTGGTAAAGGTTCTGCTGGTAACCCATACGGTTTCGCTGGTACAACTGCAACTGACACAGGTACAAACCCTGTTGTTTCAGCTACTTTAGCTGCAAACACATACACAACTGGTATTGCAATGCCAACAGCTACTGCTGAATACCTTGGTTCAGATGGTAACACACAATTTGGTCAAATGGCCTTCTCTATCGAGAAAGTAACCGTTACAGCCCAAAGCCGTGCATTGAAAGCTGAGTACTCACTCGAATTAGCACAAGACTTGAAAGCAATCCATGGTCTTGACGCTGAAACAGAGTTGAGCAACATTCTTTCAACAGAAGTTCTCGCTGAAATTAACCGTGAAGTTATCCGTACAATCTACACCGTTGCCGTTCCAGGTGCTCAGTATGGTACAACAACAGCAGGTTTCTTTGACTTAGATACAGACTCTAACGGCCGTTGGTCAGTTGAGCGTTTCAAAGGTCTAATTTTCCAAATCGAGCGTGATGCTAACGTAATTGCTAAGCAAACTCGCCGTGGAAAAGGTAACGTGTTGATCGTTTCTTCTGACGTTGCTTCTGCTATGGCAATGGCTGGTGTTCTTTCTTACACACCTGCTCTCCAAGCTGACTTGCAAGTAGATGACACAGGCAACACATTTGCTGGTATGTTACACGGTCGTATCAAGGTTTATATTGACCCATACTTCGGTGGATACACAAGCAATCAAGAACTCGTAACTATCGGTTACAAAGGTTCTAGCCCATACGATGCTGGTTTGTTCTATTGCCCATACGTTCCATTGCAAATGGTTCGTGCTGTAGACCAGTATACATTCCAACCAAAGATTGGTTTCAAGACTCGTTATGGAATGGTATCAAACCCATTCGCAGAAGGACTTGGAGCTGGTTCAGGTGGTTTGAATGCTCGTACAAACAAGTATTACAGAATTTTCGGGGTCAAAAATTTAATGTAAGCTGTTGTTTACATTACATTAAATCACCGAAAAGAGTGATGTTTAAGAAGGGAGTCGAAAGACTCCCTTTTTTTATGACTAAATACATATAATTCTTTACTATTTTAACATTATGAAAACCACATATCTATACATCAAACAACATTCCGTTACTGGTCTAAAATACTTCGGTAAGACCACCAAAGGCGATCCAGTGAAATATCTTGGTTCTGGCATACACTGGAAACGACACATCAAGAAACATGGTATAGAACATGTAAAGACTTTATGGTACCAATTGTTTGATAGTGAAGAATCTTTGGTAGAATATGCCACCAAGTTCTCACAACAAAACAATATAGTTGAATCTAAGGAGTGGGCCAATCTTAAAGGTGAAAATGGATTGGATGGTGGTTTTGATAAAGGTTGGTGGTCTGAAGAACAAAAAGATCACATTAGTCAAGTGCAAAAAGAACGGTGGGCCAATGGCATATATGACCGTGAAAAACTTCGACTTTCTCGTATAGGTTTTAAACAACCAGAATCACAGAAACAAAAGGTCGCAGACAAGTTATCCAAAGAATGGTCTGTTACCAGTCCAGCAGGCGAACAGATGGTTATTAAAAATCTTCAAAAATTTTGTCGAGATAATGAACTAGACCAAGGTAACCTATCTCGTGGTTCACACAAAGGTTGGAAAGCTGTTAAATTACAAGACTAAATACCTGTATATCATTATAGAGAAATACCATGTCTGTATTAACTAGAACACCTGAAAATAATAACTATCTTCAACCCACAAAGTTTCTGATGACCTTCAGTCGGATACCTAATGCCACATGGTTCTGCCAGTCAGTAAACATACCAGGGGTAAGTGTAGGACAGGCCCCAATCAACTTTCCAAGTGTAGTTGTATACTCGCCTGGTAACCAAATAACATACAACAACTTCAACATGACTTTTCTAGTCAATGAAGATGTACAGAGTTGGATAGACTTGCATGATTGGTTCCGTTCTTTTGCATCACCAGATGGTACTGATGAACGCAATCTAAAAACCGCATTACAGAATCAATATAATAATATGGCTAGTGATAAACAACAATACTCGGATGCCACATTGACGGTATTGAGTGCCTTAAACAACCCTATACTCCGTGTAGAGTTTACCAATATGTTCCCTGTATCTTTATCGGACATTATATTTGACACGAAACAATCTGCTGATGATGTGATTACGGCAGATGCCACTTTTGTATATGACCAGTTTAAATTTGTACCAGTTTAATTAACATTAATTCTTGCCATGTAACATGAATTGTGTTATGATGTAAAATTGGTGTTAGACTATTGAAAATATTATGGAAAATCTAGAACAAGTATTAAAACATTGGGAAAATGATGCGGCAATGGACCAGACAGAGCCTGGTAAAGAACTCATTCGCATACCCACACTACACAACAAATATCTCTCCATTCTTACCAAACACAAGATTGCCTCTAAAAAGGCACACTTTGATTATCTACGCATGAGGAAAATCAGATTAGATTACTATGCTGGAAGATTAAGCAAAGAAGAACTGGAAGAATATGGATGGGAACCTTTTGAGTTTGTATTGAAATCGGATATTAATGCCTATCTTGAGGCTGATGCACACTTAATTAAGTTACTTGAAAAGAAGGTGTACCATGAAGAAGTGGTTTCGGTATTAGAATCCATCATGGGTGAGTTAAAGAATCGGCATTGGGAGTTAAAGTCATTTATCGATTGGGAGAGATTCATTGGCGGACAATGATATATTAATTTCCAAAAAAGATGAAGTCTATGCCAAGATAACCTGTGAACGACACATTGCACAGGAGTTATCGGAGTTTTTTACCTTTTTTGTTCCTGGTCACCAGTTTGTTCCTGCATTTCGCAATCGAGTATGGGATGGAAAAATACGTTTGTATAACTTACAAACCTCCATGTTGTATCGAGGATTATTACCTTACATTGAACAATTTTGTGAATCGAGAGAATATACATTCGAATATGAAGATGGCTTGGATATACAAGATGAATATTCAGTCTATCATGCCAAAAAATTTATTGGTGAATTAAATGTTCATGCTCGTGGTGAACCCATTGAGGTAAGAGAACATCAAATAGAGGCATATATTCATGCCATGCAAAAACGAAGATGTTTGTTATTGTCACCAACAGCTTCAGGTAAATCATTAATCATTTACTTAATATTCCAACAGTTATACAAATACCAAAATCTTAAAGGACTAGTTATTGTTCCAACCACTTCTTTGGTTGAACAGTTATATTCAGACTTTGCAGATTATAATAATGAAAATATGGAACCGTATCTTCATAGAATATATCAAGGCAAAGAAAAAGACACAGACAAACCGTTGACAATATCCACTTGGCAGTCCTTGTATAAACTTCCAAAAGAATATTTTGAACAGTTTGATTATATCATAGGTGACGAAGCACATTTATTCAAAGCTCAATCTCTTACCACTATACTTACCTCCTGTGTCAATGCTAAATATAGAATAGGTCTTACAGGCACTCTAGATGGTACCAAAACACATAAACTGGTACTAGAAGGATTATTTGGTCCAGTTAAAAAGGTAATAACTACAAGAGAGTTGATCGATAAACAACAGGTATCAGACTTTGAAATTAAATGCCTAATACTTAAACACGATGATGATGTGTGTTTGAGAATGAAAGATTCAACTTACCAAGAAGAAATACAGTATCTCATTTCAAATGAGAATAGAAATAAATTCATTAAGAATCTTGCAGTTAGCTTAGGTAATAATACTTTGATATTATATCAAATGGTTGACAAACATGGACAAATACTGTATGATATGATTAAAGACACCAAGAATATTGGTAATAGAAAAGTGTTCTTTATCCATGGTGGTACTGATGTTACGGATAGAGAAGAAGTTAGACGAATAATGGAAATTGAAAATGATGCGATTGTTGTTGCTTCTTTTGGCACCTTTAGTACTGGTATTAACATTAGAAACTTGCACAATATTATATTCGCAAGTCCATCAAAGTCTAGAGTACGGAACTTACAATCAATCGGCAGAGGATTACGACAGAGTGAAGGAAAAGAAAAAGCCACCCTCTACGACATTGCAGACGATTTAAGATACAAGAAACATATGAATTTTACTTTGAAACATTTCGTTGAACGAGTTAAAATATATAATGAAGAACAGTTTGTTTATAAAACTTACAAAATAGGACTCAAGAAATGAACGGCATAGTAAAGATAGTTCGGTTAAAAACCGGAGAAGATGTGATTGGTTGCCTTTCAAGAAATCCAGTTGATGAGATTGTAATTGAGGAACCAATGTCAGTATACATCAATAACAGAGGTTCTGAAAGTGGTTTAGTAATGCATCATTGGTTGCCAGTACAACTCATTAAAAAGAATGAGATTACCATTAAATCTTGTGATGTGCTTACGGTGTTTGAACCTAATACCGAATTTGAAGAATACTATTTAAATACTGTGGAAAAGATTAAGTCTTTGATGAAGGCAAAAGAACTCTCTGACGAGATGACCGATGAAGAAATCGAAGATATTATGGATGCATTACAAGATTCAGAAGGACAGGTATTACATTGATTAATATTAACATCAAAGGGGGACACCGAGAACTATACACGATGGCAAGCCCTTTGTCAACAACTTTTTATGGTATATTTTATGGCTAAGCAAAAACATTACATTAATAACGAAGATTTTCTGAAAGCTTTGGTGGACTATAAAGAGTCTTGCAAGAAGGCAATTAAAGATAAAAAGTCACCTCCAGCTATTCCAAACTATATTGGAGAGTGCTTTATGAAGATTGCAGAAGGTCTTTCTCACAAGCCAAACTTTATTAACTATACCTATCGTGATGAGATGATGTCGGATGGTATTGAGAACTGTTTGATGTACTTTGACAACTTTGATCCTGCCAAGTCCAAGAATCCATTTGCTTACTTTACACAGATTGTATACTTTGCCTTTTTACGAAGAATATCAAAAGAAAAGAAACAGACCTATGTGAAGTACAAAGCCACAGAACAAATGGGTATATTGGATGAAATGGAAATGATGGAACTAGAAGACGGTACCACAAAACAGTTTGAACTATACGATAACATTGCAGAGTTTATTGGCAACTATGAAGAAGCAAAACAGGCAAAGAAGGATATTGCAACGGCAAAGAAGTCAAAAGGGATTGAAAAGTTTTTAGGAGAATGATATAATGTATAAAGTCTGTTATTATATACAGAGCTCGGCTGTACGATTTAAAGGATTTGAAACCTTAACCGAGGCAACAGAGTTTGCCAACAAACAACCAATTGATTCTGTGATTGAAATTAAATATTATGACGATGTTGACAAAAGAAAACCAGACCGCAACTAAAGTAGCAATCATTACCGACCAACATTTCGGTGCCAGAAACGATTCAATTCATTTCTTAGATTATTATGAGAAGTTCTACAGCGAAACTTTCTTTCCAAAATTAAAAGAAGAAGGCATTACCACGGTATTAATACTTGGTGATACCTTTGATCGTAGAAAATATATTAACTTTTTTACCTTCAAACGAGCCAGAGAAATGTTCTTTGACCGGTTGTATGATATGAATATCAAAGTTTATATGTTGGCTGGTAACCACGACACATACTTTAAAAATACAAATGAGGTAAACTCGGTTCGATTGTTATTACAAGAGTATACCAATATTACAGTCATCGACAAACCAACCACAATTTGGTTGAATGATGAAAAATATCCTATTTGTATGATGCCTTGGATTTGTCCAGAAAATTATAACGATTCAATGTTTGTCTTATCGGATACTGATGCAAGTGTTTGTATGGGTCATTTCGAGATTGCAGGTTTTGCCATGCATCGTGGTATGCCATCATTAGAAGGATTAAGTAGTGACTTATTCAGACGCTTCGATTTTACTTTTAGTGGCCACTATCATCATCGCAGTTCAAATGGCAACATACACTATCTTGGCAATCCGTATGAACTTACTTGGCAAGATTATAATGACGATAGAGGGTTTCATCTTTTTGATCTTAATACTTACGATCTTACTTTCATAAAAAACCCCAATGTAATGTTTCACCGCATTGTTTATGATGATAAAGAAAACTCCATTACGGAGATTACCAGCAAAGATTTGAGTAAGTATACCAATACCTATGTTAAAGTTGTGGTACTCAACAAAACTAATCCCTATCTGTTTGACAAGTTTATGGACAACTTATACAAAGTTAATCCAATCGATATTACCATTGCGGAAGACTTTACAGACTTGACAGAAGGCATGGAAGATGATATGCTGGATCAAGCTGAAGATACCATGTCAATTATTGGCAAGTATGTAGACAGTATTAAAGAAGAACATATCGACAATGAAAAGCTGAAAACTATAATGAAAGAATTATATGTTGAGGCATTGAACCAAGAGCAAGCTTAATTTTCAAAAGGAGAAAAAAATGGACGAAAATGTTCAAGATGTAGAAGTAAAAGAAACAGAAAAGGTAGATCAAGAATTCAATTTAACATTAACTTTATCTGAAGTTAATATTTTATTAGCTTCATTGGATGAATTGCCACATAAAATCAGTAGAAAACTTATTGATAAAGTTGTACAACAAGCACAAAGTCAAGTAAAACAACCCACATAACGAATGATATTTTTTCAAAAAGTTAGATGGCGTAATTTTTTATCGACCGGCACAAGCTTTACGGAAATAAATTTTACTAAATCACCAAATACTCTCATCATTGGAAACAATGGTGCGGGTAAATCCACGATTCTTGATGCATTGTGTTTTGGTCTTTTTGGTAAACCGTTTCGTAAGATAAACAAACCACAATTATTAAACTCTATCAACCAATCCGATTGTGTTGTGGAGATTGAATTTTCTATTGGCAAAAAACAATATAAAGTAATTCGTGGTATTAAGCCAAATGTGTTTGAGGTTTATCTTAATGACAAACTACTCGATCAAGATGCCAAGGCAAAAGACTATCAAGAGTTTTTGGAGAAGTTCATTCTCAAGATTAACTATAAATCATTTACACAAGTGGTTATTCTTGGTTCGGCATCGTTTGTTCCTTTCATGCAATTATCTCCGGCTGATCGCAGATTGATTATTGAAGATTTGTTGGACATTGGCATCTTTTCCTCTATGAACGGAATTGTTAAAGAGAAAATGTCATCAATCAAAGACATCTCAATCAAAAACAAATATGAGATGGATATATCTTCAGAAAGAATCAACTTTCAGAAACAAAGTATTGAAGATCATAAAAGTCGTTCTGATGAAGAAATTGCCAAGAAGCGTAAAGAGATTGCTGATTCAGTTGATCAAATCTTTACTTTAGAAAGAGATGTTGAATTAATACAGAAACATATTGCCGTATTGCAAAGTAAGATTTCTGACCAAATGGCAGTTCAAAAGAAAAGTGCCAAGTTAATTCAACTAGAGTCTAAACTTGAATCACGCATTAAGAAGATTGATAAAGAGGTAACTTTTTATGAAGAACACTCTGATTGCCCAACTTGCAAACAAGGAATTGCGGAGTCTTTTCGAACCGACCAAGTTTCTGTTCTTAATAATACCAAGTCAGAGGTCTCTACAGCCTTATCGGATATCTCTGCTCAAATTACGGCAACAAATAAACGAATCGAAGAAATACAACACGGACTTAAACACATTACGGCACATAACAATGAAGTGGTCAAACACAACTCAACAATATCTGCCATCAATAAATTTGTTACAAAATTACAAAAAGAAGTAGAAGAACTTACCAACCACAAAGACAGTCTTGAAGAAGAAAATGCCAAGTTAAAAGAACTCAAAGAAGAACTTGGTGCATTAATTAAAAAACAAGAAGAACTGGCCACAGAAAAACAATACTATGAGTTTGCAGGATCATTGTTGAAAGATACTGGCATCAAAACCAAAATCATTCGTCAATATTTACCTATCATGAATAAATTGATTAATAAGTATTTGACTGCCATGGACTTCTTTGTAAACTTCAACATCAATGAATCGTTTGAAGAAACAATTAAGTCTAGGCACCGTGATGAATTCTCGTATGCCAACTTTTCTGAAGGTGAGAAGATGCGTATCGATTTGGCTCTATTGTTTACGTGGCGACAAATTGCTAAGTTAAAAAATAGTACTAATACCAATCTATTAATTCTTGATGAGGTATTTGATTCTTCTCTTGATGGTGTTGGCACAGAAGAATTTTTGAAGTTGATTCATGAGATGGGAACAGATACCAATGTGTTTGTTATCTCACACAAAGGTGACCAGTTGTTTGATAAATTTCGGTCGGTTATTAAATTCGAGAAGCATAACAATTTCAGTAGGATTGCAAAATGAGTGAAACAATTGTTTTTAACACAGAAGATACATTAAAGGATAACAATTATGCAACAACATATGATATTCCTTTATTTGATTTAATACCAGATACCGATCCAATTCTTCGTCAGGTCTTACCTGAATTTGATTTTACAAATGCACCAGTTAATCCAATGGAGTTTGCCTCTTCATTGGTTGAAACCTGTAAGAAACACAATGGCTATGGATTATCTGCCAACCAATGTGGTTTTCCTTATCGAGTATTTGTAATGGGCTCTGGTGATAATTTTGTGGCATTTTTTAATCCAAGTATTGTATTGAAATCTCACAAAGAAGTGCATATGGCCGAAGGTTGTTTATCTTTTCCTTTATTGGCATTGAGTATCACACGACCAGAAGAAGTTGCGGTAACATACCAAGACTTTAATGGAGAATGGAAACAGGCAACCTTTAATGGTATGTCTGCTCGTTGTTTTCAACATGAGCTTGACCATTTAAATGGAATCGTGTATACTAGTAAAGTAAAACCAATGGCATTACAAAGTGGTTTTAAAAAACGAGATAAGATATTGAAGATGGTTAACAAGATGAATAACAACTTGGCAAAGATTAAAAAATAATGGCAACACCAATTGAGTATGTAGAAAAACAATGGAATGATTGGCAAGAGAAAAATCCTGTCAATTCATTTCATCACATTGATGAAGCAAATATGAAAGAAGTCCTCATCAAGGACTTAACATACGCATCACAAATGGATGTTCGTGAATATACTCTATATCAAAAATGGTGTGAAGTGAAAGAAAGATATCCTGTCTTTGAAGCCAGTACTATATTTGGTACAGAGTTACAAATGGTTGATCCTGAGCAAGATAAACTTATTAAAGAAGTTAGAAAAAACTTTTGGGTGCCAGAATCTCCTGATGATTATGAAAAACTAAAACCGGTTATGGTATTGTCTAATGGTGAAGATGCAGCTCGTTGGAATGCCATTCGCACATTCTCATCAACCATGAAGAACAATTCAAATATTGGTCGTAATCTATTTTATGTTTTAACAGATGAAGTTACTGGTAAGTATCTTGGTGTTATCTGTATCTCCTCAGACTTTCTGGACTTGACTCCAAGAGATAACGCCATCGGATGGTCGAGAGATGTTAAGACACAGCAACACATGATTAATCACACCGCAATTGGATCCACCATCGTTCCGTTACAACCATTAGGTTTTAATTACATGGGTGGTAAGTTACTGGCATTGATGTGTTTATCTGATACAGTTCAGGCAGATTGGAAAAGACAATATGGAGACACTCTTGTTGGCGTTACTACAACGTCACTCTATGGAAAAACAAAGGCTGGAGGCCTCTCGCAGTACGATGGTCTTGAACATTGGAATCCTATGGGTTTTTCTTCTGGTTCTGTGGCTTTCGAACCATCGAGGTCAACCAAAAAAATAGTGTTTGATTGGATCAAAGAGAATCATACTCGTAAATACTTTGAGTGGTGGGAAGCCAAGAATACACAAGGACTTCCACTTAAGCGTGACCATAAGAATCGTTCTTTAAACTTTGCATATTCTAAACTGCAAATACCAAAAGAACTGATTCGCACCGAACATCAACGTGGTATCTATTTTAGTCCTCTCTACAACAACACCTTTGAATTTCTCCGTAAGGAGATTACCGATTCTGATCTGGTAAAGTCGTTTGATACCAGTGAAGAAGCCCTTGCCAATATTTGGAAAACCAAGTATGCTAAGGGTCGAATTAGGCAATTACAGAAGAAGAATACTGTTTCTTACGATTCTTTATTCTATGATGACCTAATTTACTTGTCTTGGGAAGAAACCAAGGCCAAGTATTTGCCACAAGTTGGCAGATAAACAAGTGTACCACAATTATGCTTGACACACACACTACATAATGTTATACTGTGTTCACTCGTTGAAGATGTCTGACGAGATTTATTATTAACTAAACTATGGAGTTTTACATGAAATTATCAGCAAAAGAAAAGATGTTGAATGCTTTGACACAAACAGAAGGCTACAACACATTCACAACCAAACAAGCTCAACGCCGCTTTGGTATCACCAATGTTTCTGCTCGTATCTCTGAGTTGCGTCAAGAAGGTTACGCAATCTACGGCAACAAGAAAAACATTGCCGGCGAAGTACAAACTGTGTATCGCTTAGGTACACCAAGCAAGTCTTTCAAAGCACAATGCCGTGCTAATGGCGTTCGTGTTCAATCAGTCTAATCTGATTTGATGCAGGGGGTTTCCACGAAAGTGGTTACCCCTTTTTTTTTATTTCTCGGAGAACAAATGGAAATTTCAATTAAAAAAGAAGAATTACAAAAAAAGAGTCTGTTTGTCGCTACACCAATGTATGGCGGCATGAATCACGGACTATACATGAAGGCATGTTTAGATTTGCAAGGACTCTGCTTTCAATATGGTGTGCAGATTAAATTTTCATTTCTTTTCAATGAATCACTAATTACTCGTGCAAGAAACTATCTTGTAGATGAGTTTATTCACCGTTCTGAATGTACCCATATGTTGTTCTTGGACTCGGACATTTCTTTCAATCCACAAGATGTGATTGCCTTACTTGCACTCGATAAAGATGTTGCAGGCGGTCCTTATCCTAAGAAGGCAATCAAATGGAAATCAGTTAAGAAAGCTGTTGAGAAGAAACCAGATATTGAACCACAAACTTTAGAAAAGGTTACTGGTGATTATGTTTTCAATCCAGTTAAAGGTACTGCACAATTCTCGGTTACAGAACCACTTGAAGTACTAGAAATTGGTACTGGATTCATGATGATTCGCCGTGATGTGTTTGAGAAAATGACCAAACAGTATCCTTCTATTCGTTACAAGCCAGACCATGTAGGTCAGGCCAACTTTGATGGATCACGATACATTCATGCTTTCTTTGATACGGTCATTGATACAAAAGAATCAATCACTGGTGGTGGCTCGGATCGTTACCTATCAGAAGATTATATGTTCTGTCAGATGTGGCGTAAGATGGGCGGTTCAATCTGGTTATGTCCTTGGATGAAAACATCACACATTGGTACCTATCACTTTCATGGAGATATGCCAGCTGTCGCAAATTTTGTCGGAGAAATGTGATGGGAAATCCTTACGGATATAAAAATAATAGTGATAGAATTGTTGCAGAAGCTCCTTATCAACCTGGATATGAAGATGCAGTACCGCAACCACAAGATATTGGCCGTAAGTTTGATGGTGGTAAATTGATGTATGGACTTCTTCCACCATTAGCATTGGAAGAAACAGTTAAAGTATTGACCTTTGGTGCTCAAAAATATGAACCTGATAATTGGCAGTTTGTACCTGATTCTAAGCGTAGGTATTTCGATGCCTTACAACGACACCTTTGGGCTTGGAAACAAGGTGAGCAAACGGACCAAGAGTCTGGATTGCCGCATCTGGCACACGCAATGTGTTGCCTAATGTTTTTATACGAACACGATGTTAAGTATTCCAAAGAATAACTTGACTTCTTTTTTAGAATGTAGTATGATAGTAACAACTTTACATAATGGAGAAACAAATGAAGTTAACCAAAGATACACTTGATGTATTAAAAAACTTTTCGACAATCAATTCTGGTATTGAATTCAAAAAAGGCAACACAATCAAAACGATGTCCTCTGGTAAGACAGTTCTTGCCAAAGCCAATCTTAAAGATGAATTTCCACAAGATTTCTGTATCTATGATTTAAATCAGTTCTTATCGGTTCATGGTCTGTTTGACAATACTGAAATTGAATTTGAAGGTGACAAGAATGTTATTTTCAAAAGTGGTCCTAAGAAGTCTACAAAATATCGTATGACGGCAAAAGAAATGATTGTTACTCCGCCAGAAAAAGAATTAAGTATTCCTTCTGTTGATGTTGCTTTTACCTTAACAAAAGAAGATTTTAGTGACCTTCTAAAGAGCGCTTCTGTTCTACAATCACCACATATTGCTGTTGAATCTAAAGGCGACAAAATCTGTTTGACCACATTCAACGCCAAAGACGATGCAGCACACACAAACTCAATTGAAGTTGCTGAAGGCAATGGTAAAAACTTTAAGATGGTGTTCTTAACAGACAACCTTAAAATGATTCCAGGATCATACAATGTTGAAATCTCATCTAAAGGCTTGGCATCATTCAAAAATCAAAATGTTGATATCGAATATTGGGTAGCAACAGAATCTAAAGAATCTAAATTTGAAGGGTAATTATGTTAGTATATTTTACAGATGCAACCAATCAAATGAAAGTAGCAATTAATCCAAAGTATGTCGTTGCGGTTTTTGTTTTGCCTGAAGGTGATATGAAAGGTAAAACTGTGCTTGGTTTATCAAATGGTAATGTTGTTGTGGAAGAATCTCAAGTTGATGTTGTTGGTGTTATACAAGGACAAATCTAATGCCAACAATCACAACTCAATTTGGAACTTTTGATGAAGTTCAATTAAAGGCACTCAAAGGTGTGATTGAAGAAATTAACCATGCCACTCGGCAGATTGAAGCACACAATAGTCAAATCAAAGACATTGTGGATGCAGCTTACGACACCTTTAAGATTCCTAAGAAGATTATTAAACGCATCGCTAAAGTACAACACAATCAATCACTACAAGAAGAAGTGGCAGAGTTTAAAGAATTTGAAGCATTATTTGAAGGTATTACAGAAGTTAAGTAAAATGTTTTATATATAATTATGAGATATTAATTTATCTCACCTTAATTAAACTTTTTATCTAAAAGGAAATACAAATGAAATTCAGCGAAGCCGCTGGCCTATTGGCCAATCTTAATTACCAAGACTACAAATTAAAAGACCTTGTGGACATTGGTAAATCTGTAACAAACTTCAAACAAACAACATTAGACCAAATCGAATTGCCAAAACAATACGATAATTCACCATCTTTGGTTCAAATCAAAGAGTTAAAGGTGGATATTCGATATCAAAGAAAGATGCGTTTTAAGAAGTTGATTGATAAACTTAAATCTGCTGGTACTTTTAATAAAGAAGCTGCAGGTCATATTGATGTGGCTAAAAGACCTAATGGTGATTTGTATGTTTGGGATGGATTCCGCCGTGCTTTTATGGCAGGAATTTGTGAATTGGAAACAATTCCAGCATCAATCTATTATCATCCTGCAAATCGCACAGTAAAACAATGTGAAGAATATGAAGCACAAATGTTTAAAATGCGTAATGCAGATACCGAAAACATGAAACAAGAAGAAATCTTCCGTGCAGAAATTCAATATAGAGATCCGGAAGCTCTTAATTTTTTGGATTTTCTTCGTGATTGCAGTCTTGATGTAGAAGAACTAAATCCTGGAAATAAAACTTTAGGAGGTTTTGTTCAGTTAAAAGATTGTTGGAAAAACAAAAAAATTCAACACCAAAATATTGTTGAGTCTTCCAAAATTATACAAAATACTTGGAAGAATGATCCGAATGTTTCAGGTTATTTGTTGTGTGGTTTAGGTAAATTTTTGGATGTTAATGATGAGGTGGATGAATCAATTTCTCTCGGAGAAATTCAAGAATATTTTCATTTATATATTAATGTTAATCCTCCAAAGAAACAAGATTCATTGACCAACCGTAGGTTAAATAAAATACCAAATGAATCTATTGCTTACTGCATTGCTGTCTACGTTATGAATTTAAAAGGCAAACAATTGCAGGCTTATAGTTCATTGTTGGACTTAGATGATGATCTTGTGGAATTAATTGAAGAAAATTAAGAATCGCTTGACACGGACTTCGGTCCGTGTTATTATTATGATGTTGTAAATTATATTATGGGAGTTTTGAATGGAACATTTATTGTGGGTCGAAAAGTATCGACCATCTAAAGTGGAAGATTGCGTCCTACCGGATGCAATCAAATCCACATTTCAAGAATATGTAAACAAAAAAGAAATACCTAACCTACTGTTATCTGGTAGTGCAGGTGTTGGCAAGACAACAATCGCCAAGGCCTTATGTGAAGAAGTTGGTTGTGATTATATCATCATCAACGGTTCAGACGAATCAGGCATTGATGTTCTCCGTACTAAAATCAAAAACTATGCATCATCAGTCTCCTTAATGGGTGGTCGTAAGGTCATCATCATTGACGAAGCAGACTATCTAAATCCTAATTCAACTCAACCTGCATTGCGTGGTGCGATTGAGGAGTTCGCCTCAAACTGTTCATTTATCTTTACTTGCAACTTTAAGAATCGTATTATTGATCCGATTCATTCTCGTTGTACCGTTATTGACTTCCGACTTAATGGCCAAAAGGCTAAAATGGCTGCTCAATTCTTTAAGAGAGTAGAATGGATTCTAGAACAAGAAGGTGTTACATACGACAAAGAGGTGGTGGCTGCAGTTATCACAAAACACTTTCCTGATAATCGTAGAATTCTAAATGAACTACAACGATATGCCGTTTCTGGTACAATCGATAAAGGCATTCTTTCTTCCGTTAGTGATATACAACTTGGTGAATTAATCAAGGCACTCAAAGAGAAAGACTTTGCATCGGCTCGTAAATGGGTTACTAATAATCTGGATAACGATCCAGCCAGAATCTTCCGTAAACTGTATGATGGTTTATATGAATCATTAAAACCACAATCTGTACCACAGTTGGTTCTTATACTTGCACGATATCAATATCAAGCCGCTTTTGTGGCTGATGCTGAGATTAATCTGATTGCCTGTTTGACAGAAATTATGGTGGATTGTGAGTTCAAATAATGCCAGATTTATTCAAGGAGATTATACCTTCCATACTTCAAACTAAAAAGTCTGTAATTCATGATGATATAGACGCCAAAGACTATACGCCCTTTGTGGTCAATAGAGCTTTGTCTTATCATATGGATTGTGTTCTATATGCGAATGAGATGAATTTGTATCCTGAGGTCGATAAAGACCTTCAATACCAATATCTTCTAAATACCGTAAGGTCTATGAAACGGAAATTCCAACCGTGGCAGAAATCAGAGGCCGACAAGAATATAGAATGTGTTAAAACCTACTTTGGGTACTCAAACCAGAAGGCTAAAGAGGCTTTACGAATTCTTACTGATGAACAAATCGCTGAAATAAAAAGAAAAACAGATAAAGGCGGAGTGAACAAGTAATGATTAATATTACAGATTTAGTTGAAGTGACTTTAGGTGAAAAGGATGATTTTCTAAAAGTTAGAGAAACACTAACCCGTATTGGAGTGGCGTCTAAAAAAGACCAGATACTATTTCAATCGTGTCATATACTACACAAAAGAGGACAATATTATATTGTTCACTTTAAAGAATTGTTTGCACTAGATGGTAAACCAACCGAAATTACAGAGAATGATTTATCTCGCAGGAATGCAATTATAAAGTTATTGCAAGATTGGGGTTTAATAACCATTGTCAGAAAACAACAAATAGAAATTCCACCACCAATATTTTTGTCGCAAATTAAGATTCTTTCACACAAAGAAAAAGACGATTGGGAATTAGTACCAAAATACAGTATTGGTAAAAAACCAGGAATTTATTGACTCTTAGTATAAATACTGATATACTGGCTTCACCTTAGGACCGCTAAGTTACGAAGCGTTTTAAAGCGGGCATGACGCTACGATGCCGCTGGATACCGTAACCAGTAAAACAGATACGCCTTCGGGGTATCACTTTTGAAAAACTCGCTTAATATAAGGAGAACTATATGTTCACAGTAAATGAATTTCACAAAACGTTTGATCCATTCTCAATTGGTTTTTCACATATCTTAGATGATATTGCTGAAATTAATGAATTGGCTTCCAAACAACTTCAGAAATACCCTCCATACAACATCAGAAAAGTAAATGAAAAGAAGTGGGTCATTGAAATGGCTGTTGCTGGTTTCACTAAGTCTGATATTGAACTTACATTGGACGGTAACAAACTGATTGTTTCTGGTGCAGCTAAAGAAGATGATTCTGAAGTTGGTGAATTTATACACAAAGGAATTGCTAACCGTGATTTCCAACATACATTTAAACTTGCCGACAAGGTAGAAATTGGTAATGCAGAAATGATGAATGGTATGTTAAAAATCTGGTTGGAATCTTTGGTACAAACCCAAGATAACATCAAAAAGATTGCCATTAAATAATTTGGTAATAATGTGAGGGGTTGGTTGCCAATCCCTCATCTTTCTGTTATAATTATATTATGAAAAATGTGAAACCTATACTCAAAAAAGTTCGTTCTAAAACTAACTCCGATATCTACTACACCTACTCTAATTGGGAAACCAAACAGATTGAGGGTGTTACTTTTATTCCTGTTGTCAAGGATTTACCTAGTCAAAAACTACAGCATACATTTTGGATGCGTAAAGATAATGTGGAGTATGTGAAATGAATAAAATTCAAAATTTTAAAAATATGCAACGTCATGAATTTGACGCCAGTAACAAAGACGATTTGGTATTGGTTAGAAAGTATCTACACAACCATTCATGGGGAAAAGATGGATGTCCATTCTTTCTAGAATGGCCTTACTTAGATATACCTTCCATGGTCAAAGATAAAATCACAAAATATACACTCAAAGGATTGAAATGAAATCAATCATTAAGTGGTTTAAATATTCTGGATGTAATATCACACTCAAATTAAATCCTTTTCATTGGAGAATAGGTTTTGAGTATTTTAAGACAAACGAGGCTTGGGAACAAGATGCTTTGATTGTTGAATTGTTACCAATCACGATTCGAGTTTGGTTTGATGATGGGAGTTGGTAATGATTCCTAGAAAATTAGTTCCACACAAAATGGACATTGATAGATTGGTAAAACACTTCTATGATGACATTCGTGGTGATGATAGGAGATTGAGATTTGGCAACATTGTTAATGATGATATCATAGAAAGATACATTTGTGATAAATCTTTCGAACATTATGGTTTTAAGAATATGTGGTTTGTTGTGGAAGATGGATGCAATTTTGTAGCTTCTTGTCATGTTGCTTACGACAAAAAAACAAAATCTGCTGAATTAGGATTAACGGTTAGTCCTGATTATCGTGATCAAAAAATTGGCCAAGAATTGTTTAATCGTGGTGCTATTTGGGCCAGAGCAATGGGTTCGGAATCATTATTCATGCATTGTTTGTCGGAGAATAAAACGATACAACATATTGCCAAAAAGAATAACATGACGATTGTTACTTTAGATTCTTTCGAAAAAGAAGCCACAATTAAAATTTCGAAAAATCAATTTAGTGCTGGAATTGAAGATGCTGTATTAGAACAGATGGCACTTTATGATTCATCCATTAGGAATAATGTATGGTCATTTATTAGAATTATTGAAAGTTTTACAAAACGATGAAACAAAAATTTATTGATGCCTACATGGACGTGGCCGAAAGGTTTGCCAAATTATCTTCAGCCAAACGGTTACAGGTAGGTGCGATTGTAGTTAAAGAAGATAGAATTATCTCTATTGGTTATAATGGAATGCCTGCTGGTTGGACAAATGAATGTGAAAACTATACCGTACTATCAGATGATACGGTATTCTCAAAAACCAAACCTGAGGTGATTCACGCTGAGGCCAATGCCATCGCTAAGTTGGCCAAGAGTTCCGAGTCTGGAGATGGTTCCATGATGTTCCTGACCCATGCACCTTGCATTGATTGTGCTAAACAAATATATACCGCAGGCATCAAAAAGGTATATTACCGTGATTCCTACAGGGATTCACAGGGGCTTGACTTTTTGACCAAATGTGATATAATAATAGAACAAATACAGAAGTAATTTCACCTGGTGAAATGTGTGTTGGTCATAAATAAGCAGTGTGAGTATCAACGGATTAATGCAATTATTGGGTCAATTTACTAAGGAGAGACCTAAAATGCAGTTAAGTATAGTCGGTTGTCCCGATAAACAACGTTTCCGTCCCTATGTGAAAAGGGCTGCTCTGTTTTACGCAGAATCTTTAATGACACCTAGGATGTTGGAAAACATTTTTTTAAGAATTAAGTTCAGTTCAAAAATTAATGCACACGGATATGCTTCAGTTGTAGAGTTTAGTCGTAGTAATAAACCAAGACAATTTGAAATAGAATTACATCCAGGTATTGGTGCAGCTGAGATATTAAAAACACTAAGTCATGAGATGGTACATATTAAACAGTATGTACATGGTGATGTTAATATAAATCTTACTCGATGGAAAGGTAGTAAAGTTTTGGAACCAGATTATTGGTTCCAACCATGGGAAGTAGAAGCTTACGGGATGCAATCTGGATTGTTTACAAAGTTTGCAGTAAAAGAAAAGTTGTGGGAAGTATTTGACCATGTTGTTGATCCTGACTCACCAATAGAAATAGAACCGCTTGGTTGGAAATAATTAATAAAATTGCTTGACAAGACAAAAAAGATCCTATATAATAGAACAATGAAAAATATATTTACAAGCCCATCCAATTATACATCACCAGCCGCAGGGTGGCAGGTAGGGGTTCGTTTGTAAATTTTTAAGTAACAAAGTTTATACGAACCCAAGACTAAACATCTTGGGTTTTTTGTTTTTGGGGGTGTAGCTCAGTTGGTAGAGCGGCTGCTTTGCAAGCAGTAGGTCGCAGGTTCGATTCTCTGTCACCTCCACCAAAGGAAGATTGGCAGAGTGGTCGATTGCACTAGTCTTGAAAACTAGAGGCTGTAATAGGTCCGTGAGTTCGAATCTCACATCTTCCTCCAGATTACGGAAAGTTGGCCGAGTGGCAAGGCAACGGTTTGCTAAACCGTCATTCAGAAATGGGTGCATTGGTTCGATCCCAATACTTTCCGCCAAGTTCTCGTTGGTGTAATGGTAGCACAAGGCACTCCAAACGCCTTGGCGGGAGTTCGATTCTCTCACGGGATGCCCGGTTATTGTAAAGTTAAACGGAGTATCGGCAAGTGGTATGTCACTCGCTTTGGGAGCGAGATTTCGAAAGTTCGATTCTTTCTACTCCGACCAGTGTTGTTTCCATACAACAGCCGCTTGACTTATTGTGTGGATTGATGTATAATGTTTTACTTAGATGCACGATTCGTCTATCGGTTAGGACACCGCCCTTTCACGGCGGTAAGACCAGTTCGATTCTGGTATCGTGTACCACTAGGCTCTGTTAGTATAATGGTATTACGCTGGATTTGTAATCCTGATATGGGAGTTCGATTCTCTCACAGAGCATACAATATCGAACTTTTATATATATTATATAATTGGGAGAAAATATGTTTTACCTTGTATATAAGATAACAAATACTATTAACAATAAGATTTATATCGGTTGTCATAAAACCAGAGACAAAAATGATGGTTATTTTGGTTCCGGTAAATATTTAAAACGAGCTATATCAAAATATGGTGTAGATAGTTTTATTAAAGAAATTATTTTTGAAGCTTCTTCAGCCGAAGAAATGTTTGAGAAAGAAAAAGAATTGGTTGAAATTGGGCCACACACATACAACTTGAAAAAAGGTGGTGATGGTGGTTTTGATTTTATAAACAAAAATATAACAGACGAACAACGAAAACGAATTGGTAAATTAGGTAGTGATGCTTTAATAAAAAGATTAAATGAAGATTCAAAATTTCGTGAAGAATATATTGAAAGAAATAGAAAACAATCCAAAGAACTACACAAAAAAGGTTTGTTAAGAACGTGGAAAGATACTTACTCTTGGATAGGTAAAAAACACAAAGAAGAATCCAAGAAAAAAATAGGTGAAAAAAACAGTATTCACCAAAAAGGTTTAGGCAATTCACAATATGGTACAATGTGGATCACAAATGGAATTGAAAGTATTAGAATTAAAAAGAACGATATCATACCTGAAGGTTGGAAAAAAGGTAGAGTAATTAAGAATATTCCCTAGTAGCTCAGTTGGTAGTAGCGTCTGACTGTTAATCAGAAGGTCCGTGGATCGTACCCACGCTAGGGAGCCAAGTTTTGGGGAAGAAGAATCAATGGTGATTCAGCGGACTGTAAATCCGCCGCCTTGCGGCACGACTGGTTCGATCCCAGTATTCCCCACCAGATTGTTGTATCAAGTGTAATGATTGGGCTGGGTGATCCTCTCGGCCGAACAACAACGGAGTTTGCCGTCCCGTTTACACAACGAGCTCCATGGTAATGTAGCACAGCGGTAGTGCAACTCCTTCATACGGAGTAGGTCAGTAGTTCGAATCTACTCATTACCACCATTTTTTAAGGAGAGTATTATGAAGAAGAAAAATACTCCTCAACCACGAAACTATCTTGTCAAATTGGCATTGTTTCGTAAAGCTGGGAGTCATAAAAAAAGTAACAAAGCTATAAGACGATTAGAGAAATCTAAAAAGAATTATTATAGTGAAGCACACCTAAACCTTAACAGGTCGGGATTGGTAAGCCGGAACCTCTGTGGTATTTCCAAGGATTTACTAATAAGTTCATTTCACCTTGGTGTGGCTTCACTATAATAATTCTGGCTATAGTATAATGGATAATACAGGGGATTTCTACTCCCTTAATGTGGGTTCGATTCCTGCTAGCCGGACCAGGGGCCAGTAGCTTAATGGTAAAGCAATCGACTCATAATCGATGGAGTGATAGTTCAATTCTATCTTGGCCCACCAAGTGTACCACATTATCTATTGACAAACATCATAGATAAGTATATAATTAGATTTACTGTTGTGAAACAGCAAAACTTCCGTCATTAAGTGACCCTGTAACCGGTAAGCAGGATATGCGGTGTGTAATAGTACGATTTGAGATACCCTCTTGAATTATCTGAGCATAGCAGACCACCGCTCCAAATTTTAGTTTAAAGGATAAAATATTATGGCAGGAAAAGGTTCAAATCAAAAAACTCGTAAAGCAAATCCTATGTTGACCAAAACTGGCAAGCCACGTTTAGGTCCTTTGAACATTGCTCAATTAACAAAATTGTTAGATAGTGCTCGTAAGAAACACATTTCTAAAATTAAAAGAGCTATTGCAAATCGTTTACAAACACAAACTTTTGGCAAAAGTGCAGAGCCAGTAGCTACAGAATAAGTCGTGAAAAAAGTTAAAGATGTTCCTGAAGCAAACACAACAACATCTAGCTGGGGTAGAACATTAACAAAACAAGAATTATTAGATTTATTAGATAGATTAGAAGCAAAGAAAAAAGCAAGAAAAGATAAAGATTAATGCGGGATTAGTTTAATGGTAAAACTAAAGGTTTCCAACCTTTCGTTGTCAGTTCGATTCTGACATCCCGCTCCAAACAGAGGTGCCATGCCTATGACAGATAATCCCTATTCTGTTATGCACAAACAGGCTAAAAATACAAAGACGAATGGCCGTGTCCGAGTATCCTCATTCAGGCCTGAGGATTGTCGTCCAAAAGTAACAAGACACAAAGTTCTCTGTTTAGGGACAGAGAGCATTGTTGAGAATGTGAGCGAAAGAGTAAGCAATCCCAACTGTTAGGGAAGTGAACTATCCTTGTTAAGTCAGCCCAAAATCTGGGAAATATCGGAACGCTGATGCCGAGTAAACGATGCGATTGAGGAAAGATCCGTGCAATGACTGGGTTAACCAGCACAGGCCAGAATCTTTTAAACACGAAACAGTATTCTCAACAATGCAACATCAAATTCACATGAAAGGTAATTATGAAACCGTTAAGAGATAACATTATTGTAACACGAATTGCAGCAGAAAAACAAACCGAGTCTGGAATCATTTTAAAGTGGACAGAAGAACCTGATCGAGCTGTAGTTGTTGCTCTTGGTCCTAAAGTCGATGAGGTTTCAATTGGTGATGAGTTGCTCTTAAATTGGAACAAAGCGGTAAAAGTTGAAGATGAACAATATGTTGTTCCTATCAACGAAGTAATTTTTATTTACGGTTAAAAAATATAGCGGGTTGGTGAAAAGGTATCACAGAGGACTCATAATCCTCAGTTCTTGGTTCGACTCCAGGATCCGCAACCAATCAAAAATGGAGATAGTATAATGAAAGTTTTAGCACTTAAATTAATAACCGGTGAAGATGTTCTTGGAGAAGTTGAATCTGAATCTGAAACCGAATTTGTAATAGTTAATCCTGTTGGTATTGCCGTGGTTCGTGGTAAAGATGGCCAACCCTCTGTTGGATTCGCACCGTTTCCCATTCATGCCGAACAAAAATCAAATGCACTGGTTGCCTTAGCTAAGAAGAATGTAGTATACTCCTATGTTCCTGCGGAAGATTTTATTACAAACTACAATCAAATTTTTGGTTCTGGTATCGTTCTTCCGCCAACCAAATCTTTAATTACAGGCTAAATTGAGTTCATCATTCTATACTAATGTTCAATGTTTTGGTAGTAACATTCTCTACCGTGGTATTATAGATGGTAAGAGAGTAAAGCAAAGAATTGAGTATTCTCCTTCTCTTTTTCTACCATCCAAACGAGTTACTAATTTCACCACACTCACTGGTGATTATCTAGATCAAAAAGTATTTGGTACAACTAAAGAGGCAAGAGATTACATCAAGCAGTTTGAAGGTGTGTCTGGTGCTTCTAAAGTCTATGGCCAAACACGATTTGAATATGCTTACATTGCCGACCAACACCAAGGCATGGTTGACTATGACCAAGATAAAGTCTTAATTGCTGTAATCGATATCGAGGTTGGTTCCGAGAATGGATTTCCTGATCCTTATGAAGCAAACGAACCCATCACAGCAATTGCGGTAAAATACCTTAACGGTAAAACTTATGTGTTTGGTTGTGGTGAGTATGTTACACAAGGTGAAGAAGTTTATGTGAAGTGTAAAGATGAATATTCTTTATGCAAACAATTCATGGCACTCTGGACAAAAGTGTGTCCTGATATTCTTACTGGTTGGAATACCAAGTTCTTTGACATACCATACATCATCAATCGTTTCCGTAAAATTCTAGGTGAAGATGAAACCAAAACCTTGTCTCCTTGGAAATATCTTACCGAAAGAAAGACCCGAATCAATGGCCGTGAGTTAATCGCTTACGACATTGTTGGTGTTGCATCACTTGATTATATTGAACTATACAAATGGTATGCGCCAGGTGGTAAGTCACAAGAATCTTATCGTTTAGATAACATTGCACAAGTCGAGCTGGGTGAAGGTAAGATTGCCTATGATGAATATGATAATCTACATGCACTATATCGTTTAAACTATCAAAAGTTTATTGAGTATAACATTAAAGACGTTGAATTGATTGTTCGTCTTGAAGAAAAGTTGAAACTGTTGGAACTAGGTGTAACTCTGGCCTACGATACAAAATCCAACTATGAAGATATTTTTGCACAGACTCGCATGTGGGATGCAATGACTTATTCCTACTTGCGTGAGAAAAACATTATTGTTCCACCAAGAGAAGTAAAAGAAAAAGATGGAATGTTTGAGGGTGCATATGTTAAAACACCAAAGACAGGACTACATGATTGGGTTGCTAGTTTCGATTTGAACTCACTCTATCCACACCTGATGATGCAATATAATATTTCTCCAGAAACTTTGATCGAGCCTGAAGATTATACTCAAGAGATGAGGAATGTTTTATCACAAGGTGTTTCGGTCGAAAAACTCCTAACTAAATCGGTTGATACATCTGGTTTAGAGAATGTTACACTCACTCCAAACGGACAATTCTTTCGTACAGACATTCAAGGTTTCTTACCTAAGATGATGGAAGAAATGTATCAAGATAGAAGTAAGTTTAAAAAGATGATGTTGGCTGCAAAACAGGAGTATGAAAATGAAACAGATGAATCGAAAAAATACGAAATCGAAAAACGAATCGCTAAGTACAACAATATTCAGCTCGCCAAAAAAGTTTCTCTTAACTCTGCTTACGGTGCTCTTGGTTCTCAATATTTTAGATTTTATGACCTAAGAATGGCTTTGGGTGTTACAACTGCTGGACAATTAAGTATTCGTTGGATCGAAAATAAGATTAACCAATACATGAACAACTTATTGAAAACGGAAGAAGATTATGTTATCGCCTCTGACACAGATTCGATTTATCTCCACCTTGGTGAACTTGTTAAGAAGGTGTATCCAAACCAGACTGACATTAAACAAGTTATCGCCTTCATGGACAAGGTCTGTGAAGATAAGTTACAACCTTTTATTGACAAAAGTTATCAAGAGCTTGCTACGTATGTTCATGCTTATGACCAAAAAATGCAGATGAAACGAGAAGGCCTTTCCAATAAAGGTATTTGGACGGCCAAGAAGCGTTACATTCTAAATGTATACAATAATGAGGGTGTGCAGTATAACGAGCCGCAGATGAAGGTGATGGGTCTTGAGATGATTAAATCGTCCACACCTTCTGCCATTCGTGAGAAGATGAAACAGGCAATTCAATTAATGGTAAACGGAACACAAGAAGATATTCATAAGTTCATTGCAGATTTCAGAGCAGAATTTAAAACTCTGCCTGTAGAAGAAATATCTTTTCCTCGTGGACTAAATGGGCTAAATACCTATTCTGATGCGGTACATCTTTACAAGAAAGGCACACCAATTCATGTTAAGGGTGCGATTATCTATAATACGAATCTAAAACGATTGAATCTCACCAAAAAGTATCCACTAATACAAGAAGGTGAAAAAGTTAAGTTTACTTATTTAAAAATGCCAAATCCATTTAAAGATACAGTCATATCTTATCCTTCTCGTTTACCTAAAGAATTTGAAATGCAAGAATACATCGATTATGATATGCAATTCGACAAAGCATTTCTTGAACCTATCAAAGTTATTTTAGATTGTATGAAGTGGTCAACAGAAAAAACTAGTTCAATAGAGGATTTCTTTTCATGACACCCATGATATTTTTAACACTACTTTCAGCCTTATTACTTTCGGGTATTGCAGCCTATTATTCTATTATTGGATTGGCTGCAATTTTTACTGGTGCTTTTTGGCCAATCGTTTTCATGGGTTCTGTTTTGGAAATGAGTAAATTGGTTACTGCATCATGGTTATATCGTAACTGGAAAACTTGTCCAATACTGTTAAAATCTTACCTAACATTCTCCGTTGTGGTTCTAATGATAATCACTAGTATGGGTATTTTTGGTTTCTTATCTAAGGCACACATCGATTCTACAATGGATGCCGGTGTTAATTCAGTTGAAATTAAAACCATTTTACAACAAGAGAAGATTGTAAAAGAACGGTTGGATTATTTGTTGGCTCGTGCAAAAGATCCATCGACAGCCAGTAATCGTTTAGATAAACAGATTCAAGATACTCAAAAAGAATTATCACAACTTAATAAACAAAAGTTACCATTATTAAAAGAGAATAATAAGCTTGAGGCAGAAGTTGGTCCTATTAAGTATATTGGTGATATGATTTATGGTACTGATGATGAAAACGGTTTAGATAAGGCTGTTCGGTTGGTAATCATGTTAATTATGGTTGTATTTGACCCTCTAGCTGTGTTATTATTAATAGCAGCGAATATGTCAATGAGGAAAAAAGATGAACAACCAGAGGTTTCACTTCCCGTTTCGGTACCTGAAACTACTGAGCTCGGTGTTGAAGCAATTCAAGACATTCAAGAACGGCCGGACGATAAGATTGAAATACCCAAAGAAAACATCACTTCAATCGAGGAGGATATTGAATCGAAAACTGAGGAGATCGTCATTGATGCCACTAGTGACGAAACGATTCCTCCGTTGACTCAGAAACGAGGATTTCCTAACAGAAAATCCAACAAAATAGAAGATATAAGTAAATATGATGAGAAAGCAGAACTTGCTTTTAAAGAAAAAAATAAATGATGGTTTTTTAAAAAGGTGAATTATGAGTATATTAGATAAAATCAAAAAGAATAGTAGTATCAAAGAATCGGCCATTCTATCCAAATCAAAATTCTTCACACAGAAGGATATGATTGCAACATCGGTGCCAATCATTAATGTGGCACTAAGTGGTAAACTCGATGGTGGTTTGACACCAGGTCTTACAATGTGGGCAGGTCCATCCAAACATTTTAAAACTGCATTTTCATTATTGATGGCCAAATCATATCTTGACAAATATCCTGAATCCGCTTTACTCTTTTATGATTCAGAATTTGGCACACCACAATCCTACTTTGATTCTTTTGGTATTGATACTGACAGAGTTCTACATACACCACTTACCGACATTGAACAATTGAAGTTTGATATAATGCAACAGTTGACAAGTTTAGAACGAAATGATAAATTGATTATCATCATTGATTCAATTGGTAACTTGGCATCTAAGAAAGAAGTTGATGATGCACTCGAAGGCAAATCTGTTGCAGATATGTCCCGTGCAAAACAAGTCAAATCATTATTCAGAATGGTAACACCTCATCTGACAATGAAAGATATTCCAATGATTGTAGTTAATCATACTTACAAAGAAATTGGTATGTTTCCTAAAGATATCGTTGGCGGTGGTACAGGTTCTTACTATTCTGCCGATAACATCTTTATCCTTGGTCGCCAACAAGAAAAAGAAGGTACAGAAGTTGTTGGTTATAATTTCATAATCAATGTGGAGAAATCCAGATATGTCAAAGAAAAATCAAAAATCCCCGTTTCTGTATCTTTTGATGGTGGTATTAGCCGTTGGAGTGGGTTACTTGATATTGCACTCGATGGTGGATTTGTTGTTAAACCTTCTAATGGCTGGTACTCGAAAGTAGATGAAGATGGTGTCATTGAAGATAAAAAATATCGTATCAAAGAAACCGATACATCCACTTTCTGGATGCCAATCTTGAAAAACAAAAAGTTTCAAAAATTTGTGACCGACAAATATCAGATTGCTTCTGGTGAAATCATGCAAGGTGGTAGTGAAAACTTGTTTGATGAAGTTGAAACTATAAATGGATCCGAATAATGACAGAAGGTATTGATTATTGTTTCATCTATCCTAAAGATGATAATACTGCGGTAAACATCAGATTATTGCAAGGACCATATAAAGACACCCTATTCAAATATGGTAAGGTAAAGTTCAAAGAAGAAAATGAACAAATCTATTTACTTTTCGCCTACGATGTGTTAGAATCCACCGTAGATACTCCTAAGAAACTGGAGAAAGATGGCAAGTTTAAAGATTACCTAGGTGATTTGCTTGTCGAATTGATGTCAAATAATATTGAGCAGGAAATAGTGGATGAAACTGGAACAGACGATATTAAAAACCCTGATTTATAATGAAGAATTTCTACGGAAAGTTTTACCATTTTTAAAGACGGAATATTTTAGTGATAGTGTAGAGAGGACGTTATTTAATGAGATTACATCGTTCACGGAAACTTACAATGCTGCGCCATCGGTTGAAGCAATTGGTATTGCCGTCAAAGAAAGGCGTAATCTCACGGATGACGAAGTTAAGAGATGTGAATCTTATCTTAAAGAAATCGAAGCTAATGGCCAAACAGAAACCAAGATTCAATGGCTTGTTGACAAAACCGAATCGTTTTGCCAAGAGAAGGCGATATACAATGCAGTATTGGGGTCTATTTCAATTCTCGATGGTAAAGATAAAACAAATGACAAAGGTGCGATTCCCAAGATATTATCGGATGCTTTGGCCATTTCTTTCGACAACTCCGTAGGGCATGATTACTTAGAAAACTCAGATGAACGATATGAATTTTACCATAGAAAAGAAGAACGAATACCCTTTGATTTGGAATATTTTAACAAAATTACAAAGGGAGGACTACCTACCAAAACCCTTAATATTGCTCTTGCTGGTACTGGCGTTGGTAAATCTTTGTTTATGTGTCATGTTGCTGCCGGTGCTATGGTTCAAGGAAAAAATGTGTTATATATTACACTTGAAATGGCTGAAGAAAAGATTGCTGAAAGAATAGATGCAAACTTATTGAATGTTTCACTTGATGATTTGATGGAACTACCTAAAGATTTATATGACAAGAAGGTTGCTCGAGTTCGTGAGAAATGTACCGGCAAACTTATCATTAAAGAATACCCAACAGCTTCTGCTTCCGTTACACACTTCAGAACTTTATTAAATGAACTCAATCTCAAAAGGTCTTTCGTACCTGACATTATCTTTATTGATTATCTTAATATCTGTTGTTCTTCTCGTATTAAGGCTGGTGCGAATATTAACTCTTACACTTACGTTAAGTCAATCGCAGAAGAACTTAGGGGCCTTGCGGTTGAACATAATGTTCCTATTGTATCTGCTACACAGACTACAAGGAGTGGATTTACATCGAGCGATCCTGGTTTGGAAGATACGAGTGAGTCATTCGGGTTACCTGCAACCGCCGACTTAATGTTTGCTTTGATTTCTTCCGAAGAACTGGAAGAACTTGGCCAGATTATGGTGAAACAACTGAAGAATCGATACAATGATCCAACATTTCATAAACGATTCACTCTTGGTGTTGACCGTGCAAAGATGAAATTGTTTGATATCGAACAGTCTGCACAAATGGGTATTGCTGATGCTGGCCATTCTGGTATTGGTGCTCACAACAAAATTAAACATGAAAAGAAATTTGAAGGCTTTAAAGTATGATGTTAAGTAAAGAAGATGGTATTCATGTTGCTAAGGTGTTCCAAGATTACTTTGGTAACTTTGCTCGCATCGATGATTATATGCGTGACCAGAAACTAGCCTCTCTTTCTGAAATCTCAATCAACCCATTATTTCCAATTGAAGAAGATTTATTCTCCGATTTTTCAATGCATCCAAACGATATGGATCTAGAAGTATTGGAAATTCCAAGTGATACATGGGAAACATTGTTGAGTATTACCAGTTCACATATCAATATTGCACCTGTTGGTCGTCAATTAAAACTTGCCGTTAAAGAAAAGAACTCAGGAAAGTTCGTAGGTTTCATTCGGTTAGGTTCACCTGTCATCAACTGTCGACCACGAAATGAAATGCTTGGACAAGTGTTTACGCAACAACCTGAGTGGGGTAAACGATTCAATGACTCCGCAATGATGGGGTTTGTTATTGTACCAGCACAACCATTTGGTTTCAATTATCTTGGTGGCAAACTACTGGCTGCAATCTGCACCAGTCACACAGTAAGAGAACTGGTAAACAAAAAATACAATATGAATATGTGTTTATTTGAGACCACAAGTCTGTATGGTTCAACAAAGGCATCTTCACAATATGATGGCATGAAACCATATATTCGATATAAAGGCTTGACAGAATCAGATTTTTTGCCTATGATGCATGGTAAACCTTATTCAGATTTGGTTGCATTTGTTGAATCAAAAATTGGAAAGTTTGTTGATGATGGAATTTCTAGTCGTAAACTAAAAATCTCTATGAAGATGATATCTTTAACCAGAGCTGCATTGAAAGGTACAGATGAACTGTCTGCATTTGATACAACGATTGAAAATGCTAAAAAGTTGACAGAACAGAAACGATACTATATTTCAGATTATGGTTTTAAGAACATGGTTGATTATGTAACCTGTAAAACGGATACTCTTTTACCTGGTGAAAACTACCATAAACATGAATTGGAAAATGTGATACAATGGTGGAAACAGAAAGCCAGTAACCGTTATGATACATTGAAAACAGAAGGTCGTCTCCGCACAACACTTGAGATATGGACCAACGACACAAATATTGACATTATCCGGTAGGTGTGTATAATAAATACTCTTAAACAACTATTGAGTATTTAAATGAAAATTCCTACAAAAGTAAACAATGCACCTACAATGGGTTCTGGTGCCGGATCTGAAGTGACTGCCTTAGCTGAATCACTACAGGCTTATACCTGTGCAACCAGACAATATTTGGGTAGAGATTTGACCGATATATCTGAAGTTACCGAAAAGACAACTAAGGATGCTGATTGTGATAGAACACTAAAATCTTGTTTGGCGACATTAGATGACGATTGGTTTCATAGTGTCATTGTTACTGCCAATCAAATATTTCGTGATGTACCAGATAGTTCTTCACAGAAATTTACTTTTCATCGTGGTGGAAGAATCGTTGGTTTAATTTATAGTGAATTTGGTAAATTCAGAAAAGATAGTGGTATCACTGGTGATGACAAATGGAATCCAGCGGATATTTGGATGATAAAAAAAGGATTTAATTTTAAAGGCGGATTTAAAACTTTGAGTGAGTACAATTTATACATTTATAATGAATTCGCAAAAACAAACTTGATTGGAATTTCACTCAAAAAAGTGCCTAAAGGTCAACCACATTCTGAAATTTTTAATAATGGAAAACCTGTTATTGCTAAATTCACTGGTGTTAAGTTGGGCCAAAATATGTTCGACTCTAAAGACATCTATTTACAATTTAATGCTCCAGGTAAAGGATCAGGAGAGATTCAATTAAGAAATTTCTCAAGTCGTCCTGTACCAAGTTCATGGCAAGGTGAAATCAAAGGTAAAACTGCGGCCGGCGGTAAAATTGGAGGCGGACTTGTAATGAGAGCTGCAATTGAATCTGGTGTGCCACAAAATAAACTAATGATACCACAACAATTTCAAAGTCAAATTGATAGACCAACCGAAGCGACTTTTAAAAACTTTGCTATGATGTTTAAGAGTTTAACTGGATCTAAAAAGAAAATTGATGAATTGGTTGCTGAGGCCAAGAGTTATCAGAAACAAGATAAAACCTGGTGGATGTCAAAATATATAGGTGTAGATTATGTTTATACTGTATCTCAAGCTAAAAAATTAGATCAAGTTCTTAGTTGGTTGTATGGATATGGTTCTTCAGCAACATCAAACAGTAGTATATTCATTAAATATAGTTAAGGTACACCATGGGATTAATTGATTTTGATAAACTCGCAAAAGAGTATGCTGGCATTGAAGATGACTTTGGTTTTTCTGCTGTAAGTGAAGAAGAATACAATGCTGTTATCAATAAGACAGCTGAAACGGCTGATGATTATAAAGTTAGATTACAAGAAGTGGAAAAGATGATTATTCCTTTTCTTCAGAAGTTGTATTCGACTGGAGACAAAGAATACATATATTGGCCTAATCGTAAACCGATTATTGAAAAACAAATTGAAAGAATATTGAAATTAACTAGGGATTAAATTATGTCTGCTACCGTGATTATACCAACTACTGGATCACCAGAAGTTAAACTTGCTGTCGAATCTGTTCTGAATCAAAGTCATCCTACCACATGTTACGTTGTAATTGATGGTGATGAGAATGTAGAAAAAACATTAGAAGTATTGGATTCAACTCTAAATGATGAACGAGTACGAATTTGTTCATTACCCATCAATGTCGGTGCCAAAGGTTTCTATGGTCACCGTGTCTATGCTGCATTTACCCACCTAGTTGATACTGAATATGTTTCTTATCTGGATCAAGATAATTGGTTACATCGATCACATGTTAAAGAGTGTATTGACACAATTCAAAAATCAAACCTAGACTGGTGTTATTCGTTACGACAGATATACAACAAACAAGGAAAACTGGTCACCTTTGATGACTGTGAATCTTTAGGTATTTGGCCAACATATCATGGCCATCATCACATAGATACTAATTGTTATTTTATAAAAACAGATGTGGCAACAAAAATTGCAAGTGTTTGGCACGGTGGTTGGGGACAAGATAGAGTTTTTCTACAGGCAATCACTAAACATTTTCCCAAGTTCTATTGCACTGGTGAATACACAACTTGTTATAGAGTGGACGGTGGTCAAGGTTCTGTTACAGCAGAATTCTTTCAGAATGGTAATAAGATAATGAATGAAAAATATAATGGAGTTTTCCCATGGCGAGCAAAAAAGATTTAATCATTGGTGCATTTACAAATTACAATTACAATCAACTAAAGCCTTGGGTTGAATCGATTGATGAACTGTATGGTTCAGACAACATCGAAAAGGTAATGGTTGTTGGTAATGCTTCACAAGAAACTAAAGATGAACTAATAAAGAGAAATTTCACTTTAGTTGATATGCCACAAGCAAATATTCCTGTGCATGTTCTTCGTTTTCTTTCCATATACGAATATCTAAGAACAAACTATAACAAATATCGATATGTGGTTACCACAGATGTTAAAGATGTATATTTTCAAAAGAATCCATTTCAATGGTTAGAAAACAATTTAGGTTCTTGTAAATTGGTTGCCGGTTCAGAAGGTATGAGATACAAAGATGAGCCTTGGGGTAATGAGAACTTAATGCAAGCCTATGGTCCGTATGTACACAGTCTATTCAAAGACAATACAATTTACAATGTAGGAACGATTGGTGGTGAATCGGAGTATGTTAAAGACTTAGTATTCAACATCTTCACTAATGCCACCAACCGACCAATTCCTATCGTTGACCAAGCGGTCTACAATGTATTAATCAATACTGTACCATATAGTGACATTACTTATTTTGCATATCAATTGGATGGATGGGCATGTCAGGCAGGAACAACAGTAGATCCATCCAAAATAGAACAGTTTAGGCCACATCTACTGGAGGCTGAGCCTAAATTTGAGGAAGGTGTTGTTAAGACATCTTTGGGACAACCTTTCTGTATTGTGCATCAATATGACCGAGTACCTGAATGGAAAAAGTTTGTTGAGAAAAAATACGGACAAGAAGATTTAATTACATTTAGGACAACATAATGGACTTTGAAAAAGAATATCAAGATGCGTGTATAAGAGTTACCGACATACATGAACATTTACCAGTATTATCCGATTTAACATCGCAATGCAATCATGTAACCGAACTTGGTGTTGGTTGGGCTCAAAGCACTAGAGCTTTCTTACGACATGATGTTGAGTTACATAGTTATGAATACTCTCCACAACCTGGAATTGTTGATTTCTTTGTTCAAGCAAGAAATGCTGGCCGAAATGTAACACTACATATTGCTGATACAAGAAATATTCAAATTGAAGAAACCGATTTGATGTTGGTAGACAGTCTACATGTTTATGAACAGGTACAAAAAGAATTAGAACTACACGCAGGTAAAGTTAAAAAATATTTGTTGTTCCATGACACCACATTATTTGCTGACCGTGGTGAATTTGGTGGAAAAGGAATTTGGCAAGCAATTCAAGAATTTATGGATTCGCATCCTGAATGGCAATTAATTGAAAGACGAACCAATAACAACGGTTTAACAATTTTAAAGAGAGTATAATGAAAATCTTTATTACAGGAATTGCAGGTTTCTTAGGTAGTCACCTTGCAGATAGAATGATTGAATTGGGACATGAAGTTGTTGGTAACGACACTTTAATTGGTGGTTATCGTGATAATGTTCCCCAAAAAGCAACACTCTATGTTGTAGACTGTTGTGACATTGAAAAAATGACTTACATCATGCAAGGTTGTGATGTTGTTATACACTCAGCTGCAACTGCACATGAAGGACTATCAGTATTCAGTCCTAGTTTCATTACAAAAAATATCTTTGAAGCTTCTGTTGCAACAATCTCTGCGGCTGTTCAGAATAAAGTAAAACGATTTGTATATTGCACTTCGATGGCACGATACGGCAATCAACCACATCCTTTCACAGAAGATATGGCACCCAAACCAGTAGACCCATATGGTGTCGCTAAAGTTGGTGGTGAAGATGTATTAAAAATTCTTGCTGAAACTCATGGCATGGAATGGAACATTGCTGTACCACATAACATCGTTGGTCCTCGCCAAAAGTTTGATGACCCTTTCCGTAATGTAATGAGTATCATGGCCAATCGTAATCTCCGTGGTCTACCTGCAATCATCTATGGCGATGGCAATCAAACCCGTTGTTTCTCTTATGTTGCTGACTGTATCAACTGTTTGGAGAAGATGGCATTGGATCCAAAGGTTGTTGGTGAGATTATCAATATTGGTCCTGACGATGGTACAATCTCAATCAAAGAGTTGGCAGTATTGGTTGCAAAAGAAACAGGATTCGATGGTGCAGCAATTCATATGCCTGACCGTCCAAGAGAAGTTAAACATGCTGATTGTTCTGCCGATAAAGCCAGATGGTTATTACAGTATGAGACCAAAACTACATTAGAAAAGTCCATTCAAGAAACTGTGGACTATATTAAGAAAAAGGGACCTAAAGAGTTTGATTATTCTTACCCATTAGAAATAATCTCCGACAAGACACCTAAAACATGGAAAGACAGGTTGATGTAATGGCATCTATATCATTTCTACACTTAGCCTCTGCTGGTAAAAAGATTTCAACAGAAAAAGTTGTTAGTAACATTAGACAATACCATCCAGATGCTTACTATTTTTTAGGATCGGATGCGGCAGATGATTTGTCGGATATTGCCAAACAATATAAATTAGATTATAATTACTTTGATGAAAAACTTGGTTATCCATCACAACCATTTGGATACAGAAAAGAAAGAGTATTGTTGTGGTTAAAACGATTTCACCATGCAGCTGAGAATTGTGGCACATCACACATCATGATGGTAGAAGATGATGTATGGATTAAAAAACCAATTACAGTTCACGATGAATGGGAAATGTCATGCCACAAAATAAGTCACGGTAATCGTTTTCCTGAGGCCGTTTTAGACATGATGGAGAGATTCTCTGGTGTAAGACCTAAAACAGATTTTTATGGTGGTGGTGGAGGGTCAATATACAATGTTAAGACTTTCTTAAAGAATTATACAAAAATAACAAACTATATCAATGAACAATGGGATTATATTCAAGACAATCATTATCCCACAATAGGTTGGATGGATTGTTTTATGGTATCTTATTATATGTTTTGTGGAAAAGATTACACAGAGAATCCTTATATGACAGACACACATCATCACCAGAAGGGTTTTGATTTTGATAAGTTTGTAGAAGAACAACCTGAACATATTGAAATTATCAACAACTATAAAAAATATTATTGGCCAGCCGATGATGAAGTGCTTACATTTAGAACAGAATAATCATGAGTGAAATAACAATTGTAACTGCTTTCTTTGATATTGGCAGAGGTGATTGGACTCCAGAAAAAGGATTACCACACTATCTGCAACGAACAAGTAAGACCTATTTGGAAAGATTTGGCCACTTAGCCAAGTTAGAAAATCCAATGGTTGTATATACATCTAAAGAATTTTCTGATGATATACGATTTTTGAGGCAAAATAGGCCAACCGAAATACTCATTATTGATTTTAATGAATCTTTTGAAAAACTTAAAGGAGAAGTTTCTAAAGTACAAAAGAATCCAGAATATCAATCTAAAATAAATCCCATGCAAGTACGCAATCCAGAATATTGGAACGCTGATTATGTCGTAGTAAATGCTTTAAAGTCGTCCTTTGTTACAAGAGCTTTACAGAGCCAACTCATAAAAACCGATTTGGTCGCTTGGTTAGATTTTGGCTACTGCCGTGATGCATCAACACTCAATGGTGTAAAGAAGTGGAAATATAATTTTGATAAAGAGAAGATTCATTTTTTTAATATCAAAGATTATGTTGATGGTACATACATTCAAGATATTATTGCAAACAATGATGTACACATTACAGGTCCATGTATTGTTGCTAGTAAGGATATGTGGCCCACACTCGAAGCCTTAGTTTACCATAGCATTACTGAATTAATTAAGAATGACTTGATTGATGATGACCAGACTTTGTTGTTGATGTCATACTTACAAAAACCTGAAATCTTTGAGTTGCACAGAGTTTCTGGTGATGATTGGTTTGTAGCTTTTAAGGAATATAATGAAGATTAAAATTGATTGCACGGCCAATCTTGGTGATTTCTGTAATGCATTACCTGTAATATCCGGTATCTCAAAATACAAGAATGAGAAAATTCACCTTATCATTAGACCAGAAATGCGTAAGTTTAATGGCATCAAAGAGTTTCTAAAATATCAACCAATGATTGGGGATGTGGATTTCTCAGATGATTTACTTGTTTTTGGTGATGTTATGACTATTAGTTCATGGACACGCATGGACCAAGAAGATTCGAATCGTCCTATTGAGACCTGTCGTTATGAGAATTGGGTAAATGACAATTATAGAATGTTGTTTCAAGTTGATGATGACTTTGAGATTAAAGTTTTCCCAATGCTTATTGATGATTTGCGTAATAAAACTATTATTGGTGATAGGTGGTCCGCAAAACAAGATCCTAATGTTGATGCAAGACGATACACCAATGTAATTGAGAATGGTGCAAATCTTGATGATGACAAAGTTGTATACATGGACTACTCAAAGACATTAATGTATAATTGCAATCTTATCAAACAGAATCCTAATCCATTTATTACTACATTTACAGGTATTGGTATTATTGCTGACCTAATGAATAAAGAAACAATCGTTGGTTGGGACGAAGATATGAGAACTTGGGATGGCCATCCGGTTGAGTTCGATTTTAAACGACACTATTATGGTAATCGTAAATCGAAATTGATTCATGTGAAGGATATCACAATATGATCATTAACATTGAACCAGACACCTTTGGTACAATTCGTAATGGTGATATGATTGCTGTTGCCAATGTATTGGAACACATCAGAAAAACAAATAACAATCCTACAATACAGTTTCATTTGAAACCAGGAAATGTTAGCTCAGACACACATTGTCAAACATTTTATGAGATAATGTTGAAGATGACTAACTATTTCTCCAAAGAAGAAGGTGCGGAGTCTTTACCTTGGAGAAAGGTCAATGTTTGGGACTTTAGAGATATCTCTGGTGACCTGGTAAAAATACCTAACGATGCTCAAATGGAGAAGAAGATTGTTATTTTTCCATTGTTTGATGCACCATATAACACATATCGAAATTGGCCTAAAGAACTCTTACCAAAATTAATTGAAAAATTTAGTGCTGATGAATATAAAGATTATGAGAAAATAATCTGTAAAAAAGGTGAGCCAACAGAAGGTTGCCCATTTGAAGGCTGGCGGTATTCTACCAACTTTGTTCAGAATTATTACCACATTACCACAGCCGAGGTATTTGTAGGTGGTGATACTGGTTCTAGTCATTTTGCATGGGCGCTTGACAGAGGACCTAAGGATATGTTATACTACAACTCCAGTAGAGGATTGATTCATACTTTACCATTCTATCTATTACAAGGAAAAGGTATCATGTCAAACTATTGGTTGGATTTTGAAAATACAAAATGGAATTAAAAGACAACATTTGATGCACTATGTATCGAACCCAATCTTTCTATAGTTTAGCTGTATAAATCCAAAAGTTGTATAAATAAGCGAACGGCAACCAAAGTGTGTTGCAAATCTAGTAAGGAAATCAATGTTATCATTTAAGTCATTCTTAAAAGAAGAATCTGAAACAGGTTCTGAACTTAAACACATTCATCATGCTGAAGATAGACCTTTAATGCATGGACATTCTGGTTTTGAACACGCCCATGCAGCTTTGATGAAAGCCCACGCACACATGACTGGTGGACATAAAAGTACCAATCTGACAATGAAATATGATGGTTCACCATCGATTGTTTTTGGTCATCATCCTAAGAATAATAAATTCTTTGTTGCGACCAAATCGGCTTTCAATAAGAATCCAAAGATTAACCACACAGAAGCTGATATTGATAGAAATCATGGCCATGCACCAGGATTAGCAAAAACACTCAAACACGCTCTCAAACATCTACCAAAAGTAACACCTAAACAAGGAGTGTTTCAAGGCGACTTGATGCACCATGCAGATACCAAAACACTACACGAGGGTTATCTAGCAGAAGCTAAAGGTGATGTTTCTTTCACACCAAATACCATCACATATACCGCTAAAGGTAAAGAAGCTGACAAGATTAAAAAGTCTAAAGTTGGTGTCGTGGTTCACACTCAATATAGTCACGACTTGAAACACAATACACCTCATGTTGATATGAGTAAGTTTAAAGAACATCCGGATGTACACATCCATGGTGCTGAACATGATACAAGTAAAGTTAAACACTCAGCCGAGAACGAGAAACACTTTCAGAAACATATGGCGGCCGCCAAAGAAATTCATGATACCCATGGCCACAAAATGTATGATTCTATACACAAAAATCATAGTGGAGAAGCTGGCCACCTATCGACATACATAAACAAGACAGTAAGACACGATGAAGTGCCTAGTGTAAAAGGTTTTAAAGAACACTTACATGATGTTCATTCTAAAATGGCTGCAAAAGTTAAAACTGATAAATCCAAATCAGAAAAAACAAAACAGGGAGAGTCTGAAATCTCTCATGTTGAAAAACACAAAGCACATTATGGAAACTTATTGTCAATGCATCACCATTTACACCAAGCCAAAAACGCTTTGGTTAAATCATTAGAAACACATGAGGGACATTACCAACACCATATTGAAGGTAAAAAGTCTAAACCTGAAGGTTTCGTAGTTCATCACGACAATCAACCAACCAAATTGGTTAACCGTGCTGAATTTGCTAAACAAAATTTATTAAAAGTTAGAAAATGAAATCTTTTTTAGAGTTAGTCGAAGAAACAAAACAAGGCGAAAAACACCATGTAATGACCTTTGGTCGGATGAATCCACCAACCACAGGTCATTTAAAGTTAATCGACAAAGTAAAAGAAGTCGCTGATAAAAATAAAGCCAGTCATTCTGTTGTGGTTTCTCACTCACAGGATTCTAAGAAGAATCCACTATCTGGTGAAACCAAGGTCAAACATCTCAAAAGATACTCTCCAGGCACTCACATTGAGTCGTCCTCAAAAGAACATCCAACATTCTTACATCACGCAGAGAAGTTACATAAGGCTGGCGTAACTCATTTACACATGGTCGTTGGTTCTGACCGTGTTAAAGAAATGAAAGAAAAACTGCACCAATATAATGGCACACACAAAGGTGCATTATACAACTTTAAGAAAATTACTGTACATTCCGCAGGCCATCGTGATCCTGATGCAGAGGGTTCTGAAGGTATGTCAGGCACCAAAATGCGTAGTCATGCGGCTTCAGGTAATTATAAAGAATTCAAAAAAGGTGTTCCTGGTCATGTTGCCGACCACCAAGCAAAAGAACTCTATCATGATACTCGTAAAGGCATGGGAATACACGAAAATATCAATCGTGGACTATTCAAAGCTATCTTTGTTACTGGTGGACCTGGTTCAGGCAAAGATGTTATTATTCGTGAAGCCATTGCAGAATCGAGAGCGGTAGAATTGAATGCTACGCAAGCCTTTGATTACCTTGCTGATAAACAGAAACTTGCAGAAAAGACAAGCGATTTCCGTAGAGAGTCCATTCGAAATCGTGGTCCTTTAATCATTAATGGACCAGCAGATAATATTGATAAGATTAACCATATTAAAGAAGAACTGGAAGAATTAGGTTATTCCACAATGATGGTGTTTGTCAATACAACAAACGAAATTAGTCAAGAAAGAAACACCAAACTGTCTAGGATGATGGTCGAATCGATTAGATATGACAAGTGGTCACAATCTCAGAAAAACAAAAGACTTTTTTCAGAATCTTTTGGTGATTTTATACAAATTGACAATACTGGTTCATTGGAATCAATTGAACAAGATATCACAAATACCTACATAAATATAAATGCATTTATAGAAAATAAATCCTATAATGAAGTATCATTATCATGGCTCGAAAACCACGGTAAGTTAAATATAGGTGATAAACTTGATATTATTAAGGAAGAAAGAAATGTTCAAAGCGCTAATAAATTTATTCAGATCAAAACCAACCGAGGACTCCAAGCCGCCGGTCTTGACAGTATCCCAGCCGACAATCGTGCAGGAGACCCCAACGCAGACGACATCAAGTGGGACGCACCAAAAAGAACAAAAACCTACATCTTCCGCACCTACAGCGAAGAAAGCAAACCCACGCTCACGATCAACCCAGTCCCAAAAGAAGCCAACTTCTCCCAAGACAAAGACAAAGTAAAGAATAAAAAACGATATTCGGATGCTCCAACAGTAAGTCAAAGACTACGAAACACCACGGGTGTGGGGCCAGAATTCGATACACGCCAGCAGGGAACAGTATATCCCATGTCCGGTCTAGGCGATGTAACATACAGAGAACAAAAAGAATTTAATAGTTTTAGAAAAACAATTAAAGAATACAAAGGATTTCAGAATGATACTTCCATATCGGATATGGGAGTAGGTGGTGTTCTGAATGGTGCGACAAATTTTGAACCCATGCAGTCTTACAAAGATGCAGAGCGAAATATTGGTGTGGCTATTACCAAGAAAAAGAAATCCATTAAAGAGGATCATGTAGAAAAATTAGAAAGTGGTTTAAAAAAACTACAAAATACTGATTATGACACAATACATAAATTGATGATGAAAATCGCCAAAGATGAAAACATAACAGGAAAAGATTTACATAACGATTTTGTAAAGAAGCACGGTAAAATACCAGATTGTTGGATAAAAGACAAAAAACAGGAGAAATAAAATGTTTGTCAATAAGTTAAAGATGGATGAAATTGCTGAAGCAGTTAAAAAGTGTATGGACGAAGCCGACTTGGAAGAAACAGGTCTACGCAAAGCCGCTTATGCTGCTCACACCAAAGGCGAAAAAATGTTTTCGTTTAAAGGCAAAACATATCCTGTTAAAGTTCAAGGTGAAGAAGTTTCATACGGTAAAGAAATAAAAGAAGCTTCTTGTGAAGATGAAGTGAAAAAGCACGAAAAAAGATTACACGGCAAAGATGGTGAAGTCAGTAAGCATGTAGATAAGATGCATAAAGAAGAACTATCACCAAAACAAAAGAAGATTGCTAAACTCAATCATCCAAAAGATGAAATTGATGCTGGTGATTTGGCTAAGTTGCGTGGTGAAGAAACTGAATTGGACGAAGCTGAAAAAGTAGCTACGACTACAGGCATGAAAGTTTATGGATCTTCTTATGGTGATTCAGCTAAAGCACGCCGTGACCAAGTTAAGAAGGATATTGATAAAATCAAAGGTCCTACAACTAAACAACTGGTTGGTGTTGAGAAAGAAAAAGTCAAGAAAGAAGAATTTTTCAAAGATAGACTAATCACAAACTACATCGAAGAAGAAGCTCAGTTTGAAGCTGAACTCAATGAAGTGCTATCTAAAGATGCAACTGCTGGTGATTGGATTAGTGATTTTGTTCATTCGGATAATCCTAAATTTGCTGGTAAATCAGTTAAGAAGCGTCAAAAGATGGCACTTGCAGCTTACTATGCAAAGAAACGCAATGAGTCGGTAGATGATAGTTATCCTGTAACAACAGACACCGTTGCTGGTCGTATGCCGGGTGGTATGTCAAACACATTTAAACAATTCAAAGTAAGAGTTTCAGCTAAAGATAAAGAAGCGGCTGAAACAAAAAATAGGATCCCAAACTCTGATCCAATGAACATGACTGCTCGTGACCCACATGTTGGCCATGGTGGTTTGGTATCAATTCCTCCAGCAGGCATTGTTCGTAAAGAAGAAGTTGAGTTGGATGAGGCAACTCCACCAAAGAATACAGACATTGCAGACAAATCTTATTTAAAAGATATGGGTAAAAAACCCACAGTTAAGTCTGACTTGAAAAACTTTGGCCGTTTCTTGGCAGGTAAAAAAGAAACTAACGAAGGCAAACAGCCAGAAACAGATAATGTTCCTTTTGTAACAAATGCAGACCAACCTCCTTTTGATGGTCCATACAAAAAAATTGATAAAGTAACGACAGATAAATCTGGTGCAAAACACACACCAATGAGTCGTGCAAAAGATTTGGCTCAATCAGCAATGAAACGTGTTAAAACAGAAATGCTGGGTAAGGCTCCTGGTAATAACGGTTAAGGTACAAGATGAGTTTAGCTAAAAAACTAAAGGTGATTATCAAAGGTGAACTAAAACCCACCTTTGGCACCGATCCTAATGAACCATGGTCAGCCCGTGCCGGAATCACAGAAGGTGAAGCTGGATTTTTATCCTCTTACTTAAAATCAAGAGGAATCAATCCTGAATTTGTAAGTAGAGATACAAAAATTTCACACGCTAAATCTGCTGAATTTTCCAAATGGAAACGAGACCATAGATTTGATGATCCTGCTGATTATGTTTCTTCTGTTACAAGAGATAAGATGAAAGCTCAAAGAGAAGAAGTGCAGGTCGATGAAGCCAAAACTATTCAAGGTACTGCTTTAGATAAGTTTCGTCAAGCTGCAGCAGAAAGAGCAAGAAAGCACGATGACATCGAGAGAGAAATGAAAGCTCGTCATGCTGCTGGTAAAGAAGATATGAAAGGTTCTATTGACCGTTTAGAAAAACAACTAAACAAAGAAGAATCTGAAGTTAATGAAGCGGATCAAAAGTTTATCGACTCACTCAATAAATTAGCAAAGACACATAAAGTTGGTGATTCTGTTACGGTCAATTCTAAATTTTTTGGTAAACAAAAAGGTAAAGTAACCAAAGTAGATAACCAATCTGTGCATGTTGTTAGAGATGGAAAAAGTTCAGCTGAAAAATATCCACACGATGCTGTTGTTAAAGAATCTGATGGTATAAGCAAAACAAAAGAAACTTCATTTCATAAAAAGTTAGATAAACTCGTTCATAGCACTTTTGGTAAAAGAAAAGATGAAATGAAAGTGAAAGAAGAAGTTCCTTGGGTGATTGAAGATGTTGAACAGATTGATGAAATTTCAAAATCGACTTTAGATTCTTACAGAGATAAGTCTAGAACAAGTCTTAAAACTGCTCAAACAAATCGTGATGCAGCTGAACCAGGTAAAGATATGTCTAAAGGTTTTGCTGATTTACATGCCAAGTCCAATGCAATTGCCAAGAAACGTGTAAAAGGTCTGATGGGATATCTTCAACGCAAACAAGGTGTAAAACCTATGGGTGAAGATGTCTATCAAGATCCGCAGGCAGCAACTCAGACAGCCTTTGATATGGGAACTCAAGCTGATGACAGAGAACCCACCTATTCTCGTAAAAAAGAAATGTCCAAGTCTGCTCGAATGATTAAATCTTTGTATAAGAAACACAAGATGGTCAAAGAAGAACTTTACGACCATGAAAAAGAAGATAAGTCCGTAGCAACCTATGGTAAGAAACCAAAGGTCGAAAAGGTACAAGTTGATGGTGACGAAAATAACCAAGCAGCTATGGTGTTGAAGGGTGGCAAGACACTAACGGGTCAAACTAGAGATACCCTCGAAATTGATCCTGTAATGAGAAAACCATCAAGTCCTAATAACAAAAACAGCAGTACGAAAACAGATAAATAAACAAAAACAAGGCTATTTAAGGAGAATAAAATGCCAGCATGGGGAAATTACGATAACGCAGCTAACACACCGTTGTGGTCTACGGCCGCAGTCAAGGTTGCACCAACAAGAGTCAATACGGCTAATTTGTTTCAAAATACTACTGTAGGATATTGGGAAGATGCATTGCCAAATGGCGGTGTCCGTCTTGCTAATACCGCTGTTGGTATATTCGGTGTAGATAAATTTGAAGCTGATGTCAATGCTCAAGGCGCACATACAGGGTGGGTATTACGCACAGTCGGTACTGGTGGTCGTGCAGGTCGTGTTACACAAGAAGTTTTGGTTGCTATGAGTGATATGATTACTGATAACACAAGTCCAGTTTATCCAGACGCCACAATTACTATCAGTTCGCAACCAGGCAGCAATACTGCTAACTTGACAGTTGGTAATACAGCTACATTCCGTGTAACAGCGAGTATCACCGAAGGCAATACAGCAGCTCCGTTGACATACCAATGGTTTGCCGCTAACGGTATCAGCAATACATACTCGACTGTAACTAACGGTACACCAGCAAATACAACATACTCTGGTGGTACATCCGCTGCATTGGTAGTAACACCTACATTTACTAATGCTGATAATTGGTACTATCGTGTTGTTGTATCTGCAACAGGCACAGAAGCTACAGCAAACTCAACACCTGCTAAGTTGGATGTAGTTTAATAGTAGTTTAAACTGAATATATGGGAGCTTCGGCTCCCATTTTATAATAAGAATAATATGTTTGATGATTTGAATGACGACAATTTTATGATATATGCAGTTAAGTGCTATAATGCACCACATTGTATCATGTCTGAATTTGAAAGTGATATCAAACGAACAAAGTACTTAAAACGATTGTTTCGTAGATATAAGATTACAAAATCTCTTAAAGAGAGATTGATATTGAATCACATTATTTTATTGAATAATGTTTTTGGACCAGAACACACGGCAAGAATATTGTTCTATAAAATAGACGAAAGAGATTATGATATTTTGAAAACTTTTTTGTCTTATTTGAATATAGTTCCTGAAATGGTTTACGGTGTTAAAGGTAAAAACATTCCAGTTGCAGAAATTCCAATAGATAATAATATCGCAGAGATACTTAGACGAATATGAAAACATTTAAACAATTCCTAGAAGAAGATTATTTGGATGAGAAATCTCCAGCTTGGCAACGATCTGCCGGCAAAGATCCAGAAGGTGGTTTAAATCGTAAAGGTATTGCATCTTATCGCAGAGAAAATCCTGGTTCAAAGTTGTCTATGGCCGTTACAACAAAACCATCCAAATTAAAACCAGGTTCAAAATCTGCTAATCGTAGAAAATCATTTTGTGCTCGTATGGGTGGCATGAAGAAAAGATTAACTTCAGCCAAAACCGCAAATGATCCAGATAGCCGTATCAACAAAGCTTTAAGAAAGTGGAATTGTTGATGAAAACATTTAAACAATATCTTGATGAAGATTTAAGACAATGGTTTAAACAGAAGTGGGTTCGCATGGACACTAAAGGTAATATTAAAGGTGATTGTGCAAGAGAACCAGGTGAAGGTAAACCAAAGTGTTTACCTCAAGCAAAAGCTCATGCAATAGGCAAAGAAGCTCGTGCTTCTGCTGCTCAAAGAAAGCGCAGAGAGGATCCTAATCCAGAGCGCCGTGGTGCACCAATCAATGTAAAGACAGAAGAAGTCGATGAAGCCTGTTGGGATGGATATACAGCCAAAGGCCTGAAGAAAAAAGGCAATCGCATGGTACCTAATTGCGTACCAGAAGAAGTTGAATCTATTGATGAAAAGAATGTACCAACAAGTCCAGAAAAGTGGGCTCGTGCTAAGGCAGCTGCCAAATCTAAATTTGCAGTATACCCATCCGCATATGCAAATGGATGGGCATCGAAAAAATACAAAGCAATGGGTGGCGGATGGAGAACCGAAGAAACAGTTAGTGAAGATGGTGCAATGGGTGGTTCTGTTGGTCCAACGAATGTGGTCGGTGGCGGCGCAATTGCCGGAACAGGCGGTAAAGGTGGTGAGCCAGGAGTTTATTTACCAAGAAGAAAAAAGAGTGCCGTACTCATGGATATGATTAAAAGAAAACCGGTTAAGTAATATGTGGTTGTTGAATTGGGTACCTAATTTTGTAATTCACCTGATGGTCATCGCAGGTGTGTTGGGTATTATTGTCAGTTGGTTCTTCAGTTTCATGCCTTTCGTTAGTCAATATAAATTACCCATCCAAATCATTTCAATTATTGTATTGGTGTTTGGTATTTGGATTGAAGGAGCTAACAGCAATAACAATTCATGGTTACTCAAAGTAAAAGAATTGGAAGTTAAAATTGCTCAATCTGAAACACAATCTGCACAAGTGAACACCATATTGGTTGAAACAATCGTTGAAAAAGAAAATATTATTAAGGATAAACAAAATGAAATTAAAAGTGCAATCAATAAGTATGCTACTGATAGCTGTCGTTTGTCCAATGCTTCTGTTAGCTTGTTCAACAGTTCCAGTCAAGCAGAACTTCCCGACAGCACCATCAACACTATTACGGGAACCTCAGAAATTACAATCTCTGAACTCCTCAACACAGTCAACAACAACAACGCAACCTACTACAAACTCGTTGAACAAGTAAAAGGTTGGCAAGAGTGGTATAAAAATCAAAAGAAGATATTTGGAGAGGTTCAATGAGCCTTTTCAACACACTCAACTCTATAGATGTAATGTATATCATATTAACAATAATTGTGTTGGTGTGTACACTTTATTTGTGGAAACTAAATGTGGATCAAAAAAGTTCAATAAGCTTAATTGATTTGATTTCCATTAACGGCAAATTGAATGAAAGAAAGTTTTCTAGGTTTGGTGCGTGGATTGTTAGTACATGGGGATTCATTTACCTCATAGTAACTGATCGACTAGACGAATGGTATTTTATAGGATATATGGGTGCGTGGGTAGCAAATGCATTAATTGGAAAATACATTAAAGACCGTGATGGCGAAGAAACACCAATTAAAAGAATGGGTCGCACAGACGAAGAATTTGAAAGAAGATTATGATTACTTCTGAGATGTTACAAAAATTACAAATAAAAAAAGATTCTATTGAATGGGCTGAAATTCTAAACAATTTATTGCCTAAATATAATATAGACTCTCCACAGAGGATTGCTGCATTTATAGCTCAATGTTCACATGAATCTGGACATTTTGAGAAACTAATAGAAAATTTAAATTATGGCGCCAAAGGTTTAGTGATGACTTGGCCAAAAAGATTTACATCACCAGAACTAGCAAATAAGTATGCTAGACAACCTGAGATGATTGCTAATTTTGTTTATGCTAATCGTTTAGGCAATGGTGATGAATTGAGTGGAGATGGATGGAAATACAGAGGTAGAGGTCTAATTCAATTAACAGGCAAATATAACTATCAAAAGTTTGCCGATACTGTTGGAATGGACTTAGAACAAGTAACTAGGTATCTAGAAACCAAACAAGGCGCAGCTGAGGCGGCTTGTTTATTCTGGAAGAACAATAAACTCAACTCATATGCAGATGTCGGTGATATTAAGGTAATGACTAAAGTGATTAATGGCGGATACATTGGTTTGCCTGAGAGGGAAGAGAATTATAGAAAAGCGCTGAATATTTTAGGAACATAATATGGCATCCGATTTTAACGAAATGGTCGATGTACAAGTAGACATTGGTGTTTTAAAGACCCAAGTATTGACATTATCCGCTTTATGTAATAAAATGGATATTGTTATCGAAAAACTCGTGGATCAACACGACAGACACATAGCAAAGGTGTATGCTGACATGGACCAGCGTAGAATAGAAACCGATAAAGATATCAAAGAAATTGATCGTAGAATTGATACCGTGTTGCAAAAGATGGAAGATTCCAATGAAAAGATTATGGAAGAATTCAAAGCCATAAGAAAAGATATGTCAGACCACAATAAAAAAGAAAAAGAATCTTTGGATAAGCTTTTGGAGTGGAAGTGGATGGTTGCCGGTGGTATAATTGCAATCTCCTACTTGATTTCTCATGTAAATCTTGATACAATACTTCATATAGCTAAATAATTTTTTACCACAATTTGAATTGAATATATCATGAGTGTCTTTATTGACAGAACTTTCCTACTCCGCATTTCACCAAAACTACAAAGGTTTTCTCAAAAGAAAGACGACCTTTATAATTTTCGGTGTCCTTTATGTGGAGATTCTCAAAAGAATAAAACAAAGTGTCGTGGTTATATTTTTCGCAAAAAGAATGACTACTTCTATATGTGCCATAACTGTGGTGCATCCTGTTCTTTTTATAACTTTTTAGATAGAGTTGATCCTACACTCATTAAAGAATATTCACTTGAAAGATATAAAAATGGAGACAATAACAAATCCAACCATAGTGAGCCAAATTTCGAGGAGTATAAGTCGCCAGCGCCCATCTTCAAAAAGGCCTTGGAACTTCCATCAATCGAGTCGTTACCAGAAGCGCATTTTGCTAAAGTCTATGTTCAGCAAAGAAGGATTCCGGAGACCTTTTACTCGCAACTATACTTTGCGGAAGATTTCGCAGCCTTCATACAAAATCTTGGGATTGAGAAAGATGGACTTCACAAGAATGACCCACGCCTCGTTATTCCGTTTTACGACCAAGAGAAAAATCTGGTCGCAATACAGGGGCGAGCGTTAGGAGAATCCAAACTTAGATACATCACCATCAAGTTGCATGATGATAACCATAAAGTCTTTGGTTCTGATAGGATAGACGAGGACAAGACGATATATGTAGTGGAAGGTCCTATTGACAGCCTGTTCTTAGACAATGCTGTTGCTACGGCAGACAGTAACTTGGAATCAATTACATCCATATACGACAAGAGTAAAGTAGTGCTAGTATTTGATAATGAACCTCGTAATAAAGAGATCATTAAAAAAATTGATGATGCAATAGAAAAACATTATCATGTAGTGATTTGGCCAGAAATGATTGAATCTAAAGACATTAACGATATGATACTGGATGGATTCTCACCAGATGAAATTCAAGACATTATAAGTAAATACACATTCGTTAATTTGAGAGCAAAAGCAGAACTTGTGAATTGGAAGAAAGTATAAAATTATGAAGGTGGAATTATTATCATACACACAGCCAGCTCAACACTTTGCTGAAAACTTGACCGAACTTATTGCCTTCTGTGCAAGAGTTTCGAATCCGAGTAATCAAGCAAACCATGAAACCAGTGAGAAGTTAATTCGATATCTTATTAAACACCAACATTGGTCACCACTTGAAATGGTGAGTATATGTTTGGAGATTGAAACAACTCGTGACATTGCAAGACAAATATTGCGGCACCGTTCTTTTTCATTCCAGGAGTTCTCTCAGAGATATGCTGTTGCAGATTTAGGATTTGAATTCAAGGAAGCAAGATTACAAGATGAAAAGAACCGACAAAATAGTATTGAAACGAAAGATGTTGGTTTGCAATTGAATTGGGAAACACAACAAGATTATGTAATTGTGGCAGCCGAAAGAGCCTATCGTTGGGCACTAGAACACGGTATTGCAAAAGAACAAGCTCGTGCGGTTTTACCTGAAGGCATTACAGTATCAAGGTTGTATATGAATGGAACTCTACGGTCGTGGGTTCACTATATACAGCTTCGTAGTGGAGTAGAAACACAAAAGGAACATCGAGAAATTGCTTTAGCTTGCGTAGATGCAATCGAACCAATCTTTCCAATGATTAAAGAATTCGTCAAATAAAAATAACAATGAGGCAAATATATGGAATACCTAGGCATTAATATAGATTTAGAACGAGATAAACTTTTTGATGAATTAGGAATTAAACGATTACAAGAATCGTACATGAAGGAAGATGAAACATCACCGCAACATAGATTTGCATTTGTATCAAAATCATTTGGAAGTAATAAAGAACATGCACAAAGACTTTACGAATATAGTAGCAAGCATTGGCTCTCTTATTCTACTCCCATTCTCTCTTTTGGTCGTAGTAAGCGTGGCATGCCTATATCATGTTTCCTTAATTATATTGAAGATACTGCTGAAGGACTAGTTGATAATCTATCAGAAACTAATTGGCTTTCTATGCTTGGAGGTGGTGTTGGTATTGGCTTTGGTATTCGTTCAGCAGACGATAAATCTACTGGTGTCATGCCTCACCTCAAAATCTATGATGCATCTTCTTTGGCCTATCGCCAAGGCCGTACTCGCCGTGGTAGTTATGCTGCTTACCTCAACATTTCTCATCCAGACATTATTGGGTTTTTAGAAATGCGTAAGCCGACTGGTGATCCAAACCAGCGTTGTTTGAATTTACATCATGGTATTAATATCACAGATGACTTCATGCATATCATTGAGCAGGCCATGTTGGATCCAGAATTTGATGATTCTTGGAATTTAATCGATCCAGCATCTAAAGAAGTTCGTGAAACTGTATCTGCAAAGATGTTATGGCAAATGATTCTAGAATTACGTATGCATACTGGTGAACCATACATTCATTACATCGATACAAGTAACAACCATTTACCAGAATGGTTGAAAGTTAAAGGTTTGAAAGTTCACCAATCAAACCTGTGTTCTGAAATCATTCTGCCTACGAATGAAGAAAGAACGGCAGTATGTTGTTTATCTTCTTTAAATTTGGAAACTTATGATGAATGGAAAAATAATGAACTATTTCTTAAAGACGTTGCTGAAATGCTCGATAACGTGCTCAATTACTTTATTGATAACGCTCCTGATGCTATCTCTCGTGCCAAATACTCCGCTCAACGAGAGCGTTCTATTGGCATCGGTGCTCTCGGGTTTCATGCTTATCTACAGCGTAACGGAATCGCTTTTGAGGGTGTTATGGCGAAAGTGGCCAATAACAGAATCTTCAAATCAATTCGAGAGGGACTAGATGCCGCTAACATTCAACTGGGAAAAGAGAGAGGTGAAGCACCCGATGCGGAAGGCACTGGTCGTAGGTTCAGTCATCTTATGGCTATTGCTCCCAATGCTTCTTCTTCTATCATCATGGGAAACACTTCTCCCTCTATTGAGCCCTACCGTGCAAATGCATATAGACAAGATACTTTATCCGGTTCTTTCTTAAATAAGAATCGTTGGTTGGATAAAATTATTAAAGAGAAAACAAAAGATGAATTGGATTATAACGATACTTGGTCTAGCATTATTGCTAACGATGGTTCTTGCCAACACTTAGACATTTTGGACCAACACGAAAAGGATGTATTCAAAACATCCATGGAGATTGACCAAAGATGGGTAATTGAATTGGCTAGTGACAGACAAGCATATATCGACCAAGCTCAATCATTAAACCTATTCTTTAGACCAGATGCACACATCAAGTATATTCATGCTATTCATTTTATGGCATGGAAAAAAGGACTGAAAACACTTTACTACTGCCGTTCCGAAAAGATTGGTAAGGCAGATAAAGTATCTAAGAAGATTGAAAGAAATGTTATCAAAGAGCTAGATATGACACAGATTGCTCAAGGTAACGATTGTATTGCTTGCGAAGGTTAATGTGTCACACATAGTTGCTAACTTACCACCAGTAAAGTGTTTTATTCGTAAAGAATTTCTCTATGACTTTGAAAGAGGTCATGAAGAACTCGAACCTTGCTGGTGGATAAGTATCAAATCATTAAGAGGTCAAGCATTTCGTATTGAATCATATTTGAATAATTATGGTGCATTATACGATAAACTTCCTTTACATGCCTATTGTTGGAAACCAATTGAAGGTGAACCATTACCGTTAGATTATCTACAACTTTGGGATTGTTTGTCTTATGATATCACAGTAATAAAAAAAGCACAGTTGCAATCGATGAAGTGCAAAATTAAATTAAAAAGTGGTGATTGGGCTTATGGTGAATATATGTTTACTGTGGATTCAGCTCATCCCGACTTCAACACTTTAGATACTGGTTTTTCTGAAGATGTAGAAGATCATAAATCTTATAACTTTATTAAGTTGGATAATGGACAATTTGCCGCTCAACCCAACAATCGAATGATAGTATTAGAACCTAGTAGTAACCCAAAACAATTGAAGATGCCTGACTTTAAAGTTGCAACCAAACGTTGGTCGGTTGAAACTGATCCTAAGTGGGCTCTCGGAGATACAAACACAGTAATGTACGAAAGAAAAGAAAATGATTAAAAAAACAGATTCGAGGTTAACAGATGAACGCTCTTACTTTAAACCTTTTAATTACGCTTGGGCTTATGATGCATGGCTTAAGCATGAGCAATCTCATTGGTTACATACCGAAGTTCCAATGTTGGAAGATGTCAAAGATTGGAAAAAGAAACTTACTAAAGAAGAAAAACAATTCCTTACACATATCTTCCGATTCTTTACCCAAGGAGACATTGACGTTGCTGGTGGTTATGTTAATAATTATCTTCCTTATTTTCCACAACCAGAAATTAGGATGATGTTGTTGGGGTTCGCCGCAAGAGAAGCGTTACACATTGCTGCGTATTCACACTTAATCGAAACCTTAGGTCTTCCAGACACAACCTACAATGAGTTTATGGCCTATGCAGAGATGAAAGAAAAACATGATTATGTTATGAATATCTCTGGTCAAAATACCACGAAAGAAAATACTGCTACACATATTGCTGTATTCTCGGCATTTACTGAAGGTATGCAGTTATTCTCATCATTCATTATGTTACTCAACTTCCCACGCCACGGTAAAATGAAAGGTATGGGTCAAATCGTAACTTGGTCGATTGTTGATGAAACACAACATACCGAGAATATGGTTAAACTATTCAGAACATATATCGAAGAAAACAAAGAAATCTGGAATGATGAACTGAAAGGTCGTCTATATACAATTGCAGAACGCATGGTAGAATTAGAAGATAAATTTATTGACCTGGCTTTCAAGATGGGTGCCATGGAAGATTTATCTGCTGAAGATGTCAAAAAATACATTCGTTATATTGCAGACCGCCGATTGATTTCTTTAGGACTCAAAGGTGTGTTTAAAGTGAAAAGAAATCCTCTACCATGGGTAGAAGAAATGATTAACGCACCAACACATACAAACTTCTTTGAGAATAGAGCAACCGACTATGCAAAAGGTTCTTTATCAGGAGATTGGGGTGATGTTTGGGCTCATTAAGGAATCAGTATGAACAAAGTACTTTCAGGCGATTGCCTCAACTGTGAATCACAATATAGTGTAGAATTTATGGAAGAAGAAGTATCTCAAGATTTACCGGAATATTGTCCATTCTGTGGTTCAGAAATAGAGGAACTGACGGAAGAATGTGTCGAAGAAGATGATGATGATTTAGATACTGGAGATTGGGACTAACTTACACCTATCATTGTGCCAACGACCAATGTTTCCTATTGTTGTAATTATACCACAGTAACGACATTGTTCGTTGGATATATTTAAGTGTTTTGAAGCTTCTGCTTTACCAAACATAGGATTATTTTTTCCCATTTTAGTTAAACTCTTTTTCTTATTACTTTCTGGTGAAAATACTGGCTTGTGACCTTTTTTGAATGAACCTTTGTTGATTCTCATAGTTTTCATAGGATTAGTTTCACTATCAAAACCACAAGAACTTTTTCTACGATTCATACATCTTGGATTACCAAAATGTTCATCCAAGTATTTTTGCTCTAAATCTTTAAGTGATTCAACGGAATTTGCGTATTCTATAATTTCTCTAGTTAGGTTATCCAGTTTTCTTATTTTTCGTACCCAAGTTCCTGAGCCCATATAACCATCATCTAGGTTTGTAGTGGTGTGTCTACCATAATAGTAGTTTCCGTTGATATGGGTTGTCTTATAAATGAAATGATAAATATTCATGCTGACACGGTCCTTTCGTATTAGAGTATGTGCGGATGCCAGTCCGGCGACATACACCTATTTATACGGAGAATAACATGGATTTTAGAACAACTATCATAAAAACACTTTTAGGTGAAAAAATTGAATTACAAAATGAGGAAGATAATGACCATCAATATCATGTGCGTATGAACGCTCAAAACATTACTGGCGTAAATAGAACAAGATTTGATTGGTCTGGCCCGGCTAAATCCGATAAACACGCACATGAATTAGCTTTAGCTCATGCCAATAAACACGGAATGAAGAATATAACAGTTAAAGAAATATCCAAATTGAATGTTAAGAATAACAAGTGATGTCTTGGCAATATAATGGCATCGATTTTACGGAAGACTTGATTGGTAATAATTACGGGTTCGTGTATCAGATAACTAATCTGACGAATGGTAAAAAATACATAGGCAAGAAATTCTTTTATTCTGCCAAAACCAAGCAAGTCAAAGGTAAAAAGAAAAAGATAAAAGTACCAAGTGATTGGCAAACTTACTACGGAAGTAGTGACATACTGAAGCAAGATGTGTTACAATTAGGTCACGACAATTTTAATCGTGAAATATTACATCTTTGCCAATCTAAGGGTGAGTGTGGTTATCTTGAAGCAAAAGAACAATTCGTCCGTGGCGTCATGGAAACGGACGATTACTACAATACTTGGATTATGGTAAGGGTGAGAAAATCACACATCAAGGACTATAATGCTAGACTTCTTAAAACCAATGAAACAAGAGAGCTTTGACTTTTTAACTTTCTTAGCTGGTGATACCGATAACGAAATTGCAATTGTAGGACAAGAGTACGCCAACAAAGGCGAACCAATTGGCGGAAGCGAACTAGGTTTAACTTATCATATTGTCTTGTTCAGAGATAGTAAGACTGAGAAAGACGCCTACGGTGACTTGGATTCGTTTGAGGCAATACTTGCCGATCCCCTTGAATATATCTCTGGATTAATACCAGGTGGTTTTTATGGTATAATTGCAAAAAAAACTACCACTTCACACAAAATCATAGACAAACTGCTTGACACAATGAAGAAAACAATGTAGGATGTAGTCTTTAGAAACTATTGAAAGTTTGTTATGATTCTCGTGGATTTAAATCAAGTACTGCTATCTGGCCTAATGGCACAGATTTCAAATCAAAAAGGGTTGAAACTGGATGAAAGTCTAGTTCGACACCTGATTCTTAATATTCTCCGTATGCACATCAGAAACTTCCGTAAGGATTATGGTGATGTTGTTTTATGTTGTGATAATCGCAAGTATTGGCGTAAAGAATATTTTCCATTCTATAAAGCAGGTCGTAAGAAAACCAGAGAAAAGTCGGATTTAGATTGGCATATGATTTTTGATATGTTAGCCAAATTCAAATCAGAACTCCGTGAAAACTTTCCTTACAAAGTAATCGATGTTGAAGGAGCTGAAGCTGATGACATTATTGGTACATTGGTGCCAATATATGCAAAACACGAAAAGGTTTTGATTCTATCGAGTGATGGAGACTTTCTGCAACTACAACACTATGGTGAAAATGTAAAACAGTATAATCCGGCACAAAAGAAGTTTATTAAATCAACCGATCCAATTCTTGAATTAAAAGAAAAGATTATTCGTGGTGATAAAGGTGACGGCATTCCTAATATGTTTTCACCGTCTGATTGTTTTGTCCGTGACCTAAGACAGAAACCAATCACCAAAGGAGTTTTGGATAAGTATTTAAAAGAAGATGTGTCTGAGTATAGTGAAACGGATAAAACTAATTATTCTAGAAATGCCACTCTTATTGATTTGACTTTAATTCCAAAAGAGATTAAAGAGAAAATTATAAATACATATGATGAAACAAAACCGGCATCTCGCCAAAAGTTATTGAACTATTTTATAGAACATAAACTAAAGAATTTAATGGATGTAATTGAGGAATTCTGATGAAAAATATTTACGAAGTATTTGATGAGTTTGAAGAAGCTAAAAACAAAAAAGAAAGAATGGCAGTAATTGAGAGGAATCTGTCCAAGACATTGGTGGATGTTCTACAGTTTACCTTTCATCCAGATTGTAAATGGAAAATCAAAGATATGCCTGAGAATTATAAAATTCCTGATACAAAACCAGGTATATCGTTATGTCAACTTTCCACAGAGATTCGAAAATTATATCTGTTTCAAGAAGGACATCCTGAAGCAGAGAAGTTATCACCAAGACGGCAGAATGAGTTACTCATTCTTTTACTTGAATCAATAGAACCTCGTGAAGCTGAAGTTGTTATTGGTATCTTTAAAAAAGACCAAGGCGTAAAAGGTTTAGATTATAAGTTTGTAAAAGAGGCATTTCCGACTTTAATACCTTAATGCACGATAAAGAAAAGATAATAATCGTTACTGGAGAATTCGATCCATTGGATGTGGATGATTTGCGTTTTCTAAAAAAGTGTAAACGCAAAGGTGATTGGCTTGTCGTTGGTTTACATTCGGATTGGTGGATGGTTTATTCTGTTGGAGGTTTTGTACAGAACTATGAAACTCGCCGAGAGATACTTTCAAACATTAAATGCGTTGATGAGATATTTTCTTTCAATGATACTGACGGTACAGTTTGCCAACTATTAAAAATCGTAAAAATTTGTTATCCTAATTCCGACATCACCTATGTGTCAAATATGGATATGCATAATATGCCAGAAACTAAAATTCGAGGCATAACTTTTGAAACCATGAAATAGGAGAAGTAAGTGAGTAAGTTTGTAGGTAAGTTTCGTAAAAACAAAGAGTATAATGATGATTACAATTACACACACAGTAGGCATCGTAACGAACACACCGAGATTAAGAAGTTATTAACACAACATGAAGAAGAAGAACTCTCGGAAGCAGCTGAGGCAGCTGAATCTGACAAGAGATGGGAAAACAGTTAATTTCACCAAATGAAATAACTCAAATATACCAATCAATTCTCTTTTTTTCATTATAAGTACCGGTGTCCTGCTTTAAAATAAAGCTTTAGAACCTTATGGTACCAAGGTGTGTCATAAAAACAACAGTCAGCTTGACATCTCATCAGAACTAGTGTATTATTGTAAATTCCAATCAGGAGTTTATATTATGATTATACACGGTTACATTCCAAAACAGAAAAAACGCAAAGTTCCAAAAATTGTGAAGCAACGTCACGAAGATTGGTTAAAGATGATTTCCGAAATACCTCGGATTTCAAATAAAACAATTTCCAGACCGTTGGTTAAATCAATGCCAGTTCCTAAAGTTCCAGCTGGCAGGGAAACTCCCCAATGTGTTTCCATTGATACAGGTTTTATACCTTGTACTAAAAAATCCCAAAGTTCATATACAGGCGACAAAATGAAAGGTGTGGCTACAATGCATAAGTCAAATGCTGTTCCTGTATTCACCGATAAAGAAGCACAAGAAATTTCAAGCATGAGAAGGTAATATGGACGCACCAAAAGGTTGGACAAATGAAGATTGGGACGAATTTCAGGATTATATGTCAAGTTTAACTTGCCAAGAGCAAGAACTTGAGTTACAATCTATGAAAGCACTCGGAGAAGCAAAAAAGAGTGGTAAAAATGTAGTTGTTATTAATCAATATTATGATATGTGAGAAAAAATGTTATCACAATGGGAAGAAACACAGATTTATCGAGGCGTAGATGAGATTATGTTCAATTTACGTCATATTCCTGCTCAAGATGTAGCTTATTTTCTTGTAAAATTCAATCCGAATCTTGCAGAAGAGCTTGCATCAGCGTTGGAACAACAAATTTTTGATAAAAATGAAGGAAGTAAGTATGATTGAGCAAAATCAGCCGTTAATTTTCTCGGCAATAACAGATGATGAAGAAATTCCTGCTTGGAAACGCTTGGATATTGTTACTCGGAAGTGGGTTGCACTATCGGGAATGGAAAAAGACCTTTCCGACTACCAAAAACGCAAGGAAATGTACGAATAATCATGGTGTTGCTAAAAAACAACACATCCAAACATAGTTCTTGACGGAATATAGGATTCCTGTATAATAATGGAATTAACTAGGAGATTTCATGCAATTACAGGACACTAAATCATTACTTGCCAAACTAATGGCAACAGAAAATCTTGTGGTAGAGCACCGCAAAGTATCAACCGCCATGTTCGATGTAAAAAATCGAGTATTGGTAATTCCTGTTCTTGATGATAATATCAATGGTCACACATATGACTTGTTTGTTGGTCATGAAGTTGGCCACGCACTCTATACTCCTATGGATGGAATGCTCAAGGCACGAGAAGAAAAAGTAAATCCATCCATTCTCAATGTCGTAGAAGATTCTCGCATTGAACGAAAAATCAAATACAAATATCCTGGCTTACGCAATTCTTTTGTTCGAGCATACAAAGAACTTTTTGCAAAAGATTTCTTTGGTACTAATGGCATCGACCTCAATGAAATGAATTTTATTGACCGTTTGAATATTCATTGCAAACTTGGTCCAGCTCTTGGTATTAAATTTGAACCAGTTGAGAAAGTATTGCTTAAAGATGTGGAAACAACTCAAACTTATGATGAAGTTATTGAGGTGACTAAACGCATCGTTGCATACATGAAAGAACAGGAAGAAGAGCGTAAGTCTAAAATGCCTCCTGAAGAAGTTGAAGAAGATGAAGAAGATATTGACGGTTTTGGTAATTGGGATGATGAAGCTGACTTTGATGATGAAGGCGAAGAAACTGATGAAGAAACCCAATCGAAACCTACTGACTCTAACGAAGGTGAAAAAACTCCAGAAGATGATGATGAGTTAATCAATAATGATGAACGCTTTGACCACAAAGAAGTGGAAGAAGATAATGTTCGTTCATTCACCGATGAATCATATAAACAAAACGAAAAGAAACTCTTTGCTGAAAATGCGAAGAATTATATGTATGGTAACATTCCTAAGTTTGACATGAACAAAGGTATTATGTCATACAAAGTACTATACAAAAGATACAAAGAATCGATGTCTGACTATAAGAAAGATATCAATGACCATACAAAATATTTAAAATTACGCCGTGAAACCAACAAGGTTGTTTCCTACTTGGTAAAAGAATTCGAATTGCGTAAAAATGCCGACCAGTTAAAACGAGCAACTACTGCTAAAACTGGTGACCTTGATATGAAGAAGATTTTCTCTTATCAATTCAATGATGATATCTTTAAAAAGATTTCTGTTGTACCAAACGGCAAATCACACGGCCTTGTAATGTTCCTTGATTGGTCTGGTTCTATGTCTAATCATATTGAAAATACAATGAAGCAACTAATCTCTTTGGTTATGTTCTGCAAGAAAGTAAACATTCCATATGATGTGTATGCTTTTGCGACACCAGAATCTCACGAATCTTTGCAATATTCTTGCACACCAAAAGCAGGTGATTTGGCGTCTAGAGATTTTTATTTGATGAACTTGTTATCAAGTAAAATGACAGCAGGTGAATTTACTTTTGCAGCATCTTCTTTAGTTAAGATGTCATTATCACCTCGTTATATTCCTTACTGGATGACAATGGGTGGCACACCATTGAACGAAGCAACTATTGCAGCAATGGAAATTGTTCCACACTTTCAAAAACAATACAAATTACAAATTGTAAATGCTGTATTCTTAACCGATGGTGATGGTCATACAATTCGTTCTGTTTATCAGGAACACGATGTTGATGGCAGAATCATTTCTCGTGGTAGTGATGCTTATGGTAGAGCTCAAGCAGGTTTAGTTATTCGTGACCCAATTACAAAGCATCAAGAAACGGTTGAGAATATATACGATTGTGCTTCACATACTGCGGCCTATGTGAAACTATTAAAAGCAAAGACTGGTTGTAATGTTCTTGGTTTTTATGTAATTGCAGGTAGAGAATTTAACCGTAAAATTCATTGCTTTTATCCAAAGAGTGTTAATCATGAAGTTATCAAGGCAAGCTTTCGTAAGAATAAATTTGCTGTGGTTAAGACTGCTGGGTTCGATGAATATTATGTTCTGCGTTCTGAAGCACTTGATACGGAAGATGATGTTGGATTTGAAGTGAAACAAAATGCCACGACCCGTGGTCTCGTTTCGGCTTTCAGTAAATATACAGGAGGCCGTGTTGCTAACCGTGTAGTACTAAACAGATTTATAGGATTAATATCATGATACAAGAAATTGTAACATTCATTGGTGCTCAAGGACACCGTATGTCCGAAATCGGCTTCCTTGCCACCTGTGTAGTCACGCCATTTTACATTGTTGACTTTATCGATAATGCAACTGGTTCAAAATTGACAAAGTTTTTTAGTAGTGAAGAAGAAGCTGAAGAGGCGGCTAAGAAATATGCCTTTGACGGAATAATAGAGGATGTAAAATGAAACTATTACACACTGGTTATGGTGCTGATAGAAAGGCCAACATATTTCATAATGAGCATTGTTATGTTGTTGAGTTGTATATTGGTGACCGTTTATATAGAAAGATGAACGTATTAGAAACTTTGGTTGATGCTAAACATATGGTTGAAGTATTCTTAAATGAAGGTCGTAATCAACAATTACTGAACGAAAATGCCTGATATAATTGAAGCTGATGATTTTGATCCTAAAAGGATCGCTGATGAAATGATTAAACGATGCCTTGATGCCAGAGAATGGCACATCAAGTGTTATGTAAAAGAAGAATGGTTTATTAATGGAGTTGTTCCATTTACCATTAGTATGAGAGATGGTTTATATACTTGCAAAGTAATTGCTCCAACGAAATTGGAAGCACTTAAAAAAGTGGAAGAATATATGCCTGTAATTAAATTTGTTGAAGAAGATAATAATGAATGAGAAGCAAAAAGAAGCACTATTGATTTTACAAGAAGAATGTGCTGAAGTAACGCAAGCAATATCCAAAGTATTTCGTTTTGGATTTGATGCACAATGGCCAGCAGATGGTCCAAACAATAAAGCAAGACTAGAGGAAGAGATTGGTGATTTACTTGCCATGATTGATGTTCTCGTTGACCAATGTGTTATCTCTGATGGTAACATAAACGGCGCAAGACAAAATAAAAAAGAAAAACTTAAAACTTGGTCGGGTATTTACAAATAATGGATATCAGAGAATTATTAGAACATCTAAAAAAGATTAGGTGTTGGACACCTGCTAATTCCATGGCCAGAAATCTATTGAATGAATTAATACAATCCTTAGGTGGTAAATAGTATTATTGGTTTTATATGAAAATAATATTCACTATATTTGGTTATCTACTCCTAAGTTTCTTTTTTATAATTATAATAACAGCAAAATTGTTATGGAAATTATTAAAGTTTTTATGGAAATTTACACCATGGGAACAAGCAAAAAAGGCTCGTGAATTACAACTACAAGATGAAGAAGAACAGAGATATAATTCTTATATTCATAAATTAAAAACTGGATGGATAAAACAAATCAATCCTTTAATTTATACAGATGGACAAATAAAATACATTTATGTATATACAACCGATACTGAAAGAACATTTAATAGGTATAAAATAGGTGAAACTAAAAAAAGTCCATACGATAGAATTCAAGAACAAGACACAACCAGTAATAGTGGTGAATTAAAATTAATTGCATACTGGCACGCAGGTAAAACATCCGACAAACAAATACACAAAATATTGGAATCTTTGGGTTATGTTCGTGTTCGTAGTAACCGTGAATGGTTTGTTATAGAGGATCCTTTAACAGTAATACCAAAATTAATATCGGATGCCAATTCCTAACTGTTGTTTTGGTACAACACTGGTATTGACAACCTCCGTGGTTGTGTTATAATGGTATCATAAATTGAGAAGGAGTTTTATTATGAGTGTTATGAAAAATTTGATTATTGATGTTATTGATGATTATTCACGGGGTGATAGTGAGTTCAAGTTAGCCGAGAAATATGATTTATCGGTTGATGATGTAGTTGGTATTATTGAAAATTATTATAATATTTTAGATGAGGTGGTGTAATGAGTAAAAATCAAAAACTCGACAACATCTTAGTTCATCTGGAAGATTATAGAAAATATCTAATAGATAATTATAATCAGTACTCGGTCAAGTGTAAATTTTCTCACGATTTAGGATTTACGGTTGGATTTGAACCCGGTACCAAGTATGTGAAAATCTTTCATTGGTACGAAGATGGTAGTTCATTCAAACAAAGAAGTTGCCACTCATTTGTAGATTATGAGGGTAATATTTGGAAAGCGGCAAGTTGGAAAGCACCAGCGAAAAACTTTCCTCGTGGTAATGTCAAGACGAAAGATTATGGTAATATTCGTTGGACAGGTTGCTAGTTTTTTTAACTTGTAGTATAATGTAGTCTTAAACTTATGGAGATTTAAAGTGAAGTATTTTTTTATTATGTTAGCCGTAGTTTTATTGCCAGCTTGTGCTTCTAAACCACCCGTGGTTGCTGGTAACGAAAAAATTGAAAAGATGGAACGCCGTGATGTTATCCGTAGTGTTAATGAATGTGAAGATGCCAATATGAAACCTTATGTTGAGTATGTTACACAAACAACAGTACACGGAAAAGTATTGGTGCCCATCAATGTGCATTGTGATCCTAAGCGTGCCAAGTAATCATGGACTATAATCAGATACTATCGACCATTGGTGTTACTCAAGGTCGATTAGAAACTATTATTATATTCACAGTCATTGCCATTGGTATTGGTATTATTGCTGTGATGTACTGGAAGTTCTTGTTGGCAGGTTTCTTTGCCTTGATTTTACTATTCGTATTTTCAAGGTCTGAACCTGTTGATATAGAAGTTATAACCAAACCTGTGCCATATACTACCGAAGTAATACCCGTAACACCCGTAATTGAATTTAAACCTGAATCCGATAAGGTAATCCCTAATCAGATAAGTAAGAATGAGCAACACTATATGGAAGATTGCTTATCTCTAACTGGTAAAAAATCAATGTGCGAGGACTTATGGAAACAAAGACAGCAATAACTATCACTATATTACTAATTGTAATAGTAGCGTATATACATTATAACCTTTCATTATGACACCAGAACAAACCAAACACCTAGAAGAACTCGTAAACAAAACAGGTAAGCGAGCCGAATCATTTGCCATGATGATGAATCATGCACTCAGTATTGATAATCCACTTATCGTAGAAACAGGTTGTGCTCGACAAGAAAACAACTTTGATGGTGACGGTATGTCCACGATACTCTTTGATAAACTGGTCGAGTACCATGGTGGAGATTTCTACTCAGTTGATATTAATCCTGATAATGTCAAGTTTGCAACGCAACATTGTAAGACAGCCAATGTATTCTGTGGCGATTCGGTTTCGTTTTTATACAATCAATCCAAATCGTGGGTTGCAAACAACCGAAAGATTGACGTACTCTATCTCGATTCATACGATTTTGATGTAACCAATCCACACCCATCCTCATTACACCATGTCATGGAACTAGTCGCCATTATGCCTTCACTCAAAGAAGGTACTCTGATATGTGTAGATGATAATCCATTATGCCAAGACAGTAAAGGCAATATAGTTGAGATGGGTAAAGGATTATATGTTAAGCAGTTTATGGAACAAATCAAACGAGAACGAATTCACAACGGTTATCAATGGGTATGGAAACTATGAACAAGACACCAGAACAAATTGTAGCAGAAGCACCTTATCATCCAGGCTATGAAGATGCGGTCATGGACGGGTATCACACCAATCCAATGCTGACCGAATTAAATGAGTTTCGTAGAATGAATGAGAAGTACTCCAAGACACAAAAAGTGATTGTTGATTTCATTATTGAATCAAATAAAACAAAGAAATAATCGTGTTGGGTTTAGAAATATTTGTGGCATTGTTATTGTCGTATCAGACGGTTCGACCAGAATCATATAATGCCAAATACTCTTATACTTCCGATGAACATGGATTAATCCGTTTCAATACACAAGATGGTTCAGCAGTCCGTTGCACACCAGATTTAGTTTGTGATAAACCCAAGGAGAAAACCGAATGAGTTTCTTTTATACCGAACCCATATTTAAAGACTGGAATCAACTCGAACTGGAACTGAAACAATTCTGGCCACTCACCGAACAGATTCCATTAGAAATGTCCTATGAAGGATGTGATACTAAACCTAAACTTGTTTCTCTAAGTGAAGGCATATCATACACTTGGGGATCATTATCTACCACCACTATTACTCCACAACTCACCATCACTCCGATACATTCTGTTGGTGAACTCTCTATCGGTGGCATCCGTGTTGGACTCGAAACGAAACCAACATGGTTACAAAGTAAGTTACACAAACTCTTAGGATTTAACTGGAAAGATAAGTAACACAGGTAACAAAACGAAACGCAACACTAGACATATTATATACTTTGGATACTACAATGACCTTTATTCTTTCCGGCGCTTCCGGGCTTTCCCTCCAATATCTACCAGTTATTACTACATTTATTATTCTAATCTCCGTTTGAGCACCTCAATACATCCTTAAACATTATCCATTAATGCCAGATAATAAATCGAATCTTGCCAAAGGCCGACACAGTTTCGATGCCGACATAGGTGGAACTCTGGTACCTTTCCTTAACCGAAATATATCAGAATATCCCACAGAGGCAGGTGCAGTTAAATTTGAACTAGTTCCTGTAACTCAACAAAAAGACTTGATGATTAATCATGCGAGAATGTATGCTCAGCAAGAATATGATCGGATTATGGAGTTAGTCACCGTATTACAAAAACAGGCTGACGATATTAAACGCAGACTGAACATCACGGATGCTGTGCATGCCGCTGTGTACCAGTT